AGCAGCCCTGCCCGCCCCCGAGTTTTGAAGCCGATGAGGCTCATCGACCCCTGGTGGGTCATTCCCTGACCCTGGAGGTCGTCATGGGCGAACGTGGCCCGATCGGTAAGCGCAACGCCGCGAAAGCGGGGCATCGCTCAAAGGAAGAGCTCGCGGAGGTCGAGTCGATCGACATCGCGGGATCCGTGGAGATCCCTCCGGCTGATGACTCGTGGCATGACATCGCCAAAGACTGGTACCTGTCGCTGGCGACGTCGGGGCAGGCGCGGTTCATGGAGCCTTCGGACTGGGCGGGTGCGAAGTACGTCGCTCAGGCGATGTCGAAGAACCTTCAGGACGGCAAGTTCTCGGCGATGCTGTTCAACTCAGTCTGGTCGGCGATGAACGACCTCCTCACCACGGAAGGCGCCAGGCGCCGGGTGAAGATCGAGGTGGAGCGCAAGGGCGCGGAGGAGCAGACGCCGGCGGGTGTGGCGGTGCTTGATGACTACCGCAGCTCCATCACGGGTTGAGCCGGTACGTCTCGGGCCGACGTGGGAACGCGGCGAGGACGGGAAATTCGTCCTGCCGAAGTACACCCTGGGGTGGCAGTCACTCAGTTGGGCCGCGGAGAACCTGAAGCACGGAAACGACAAGCCGTGGCGCTTCACCAATGAGCAAGCTCGCTGGTGGTTGTGGTGGTTCGCCGTCGACGAGAACGGGAGCTTTCTCTACACGCAGGGCGTTCTTCAACGCCTGAAGGGTTGGGGCAAGGACCCGGTCGCCGCGGTGTTGTCGGCAGTGGAGTTCGTCGGTCCCTGCCGGTTCGACCCGGCGGGTAAGCCGTTTGTCGACCCGTTCGGCAACGAGCACCCTGCGGCGAAGGCGCACCCCGAGGCGTGGATTCAGATCGCCGCGGTGTCGAGCGAGCAGACGAAGAACACCATGAGGTTGTTCCCGTCGCTGTTCACGAAGAAAGCGATCGACCGGTACCGGATTGAGCTCAACAAGGGCGTGATCTACGCCAACCACGGCGCGCAGATCATCGACGCGGTGACGTCCAACCCGGACACCCTGGAGGGCGCGCGGGCGACGCAGGTCATCAAGAACGAGACCCACAGGTGGCGCGCGAACAACCTCGGTCACGAGATGGCGGAGGTCATCGAGAACAACGCCACCAAGTCTGCCGATGGTGCCGCGAGGGCGTTGAGCATCACGAACGCCTACGAGCCGTCCGAGGACTCGGTGGCTCAGAGGGAACGAGAGGCGTACGAGGAGATGGTGGCCGGCACCTCTTTGGTGACGGGCATCATGTACGACTCCCTGGAGGCGCCGCCAGAGGCTCCGTTGAGTGCCGAGGCCGCCCCGGCGGTGATCGAGGCGATCCGCGGCGATTCGGTGTGGCTGCACATCCCTCGCTTGGTGAACCGGATTCTCGACCCGAAGACGCCTCCGTCTCGGGCGCGCAGGTTCTGGTACAACCAGATCGAGACCGCAGAGGACGCGTGGATCGATCCGAAGGACTTCGACCTGTGCGGTCCCACCGACTTGGTGGACCCGCTCGTTCCGGGCGACGAGATCGTCATGTTCTTCGATGGATCGAAGAGCGACGATGCCACGGGGCTGATGGGGTGTCGCACCTCGGATGGCCACGTGGTCACGCTCGGGATGTGGCAGAAGCCCCCCGGCAAGCGCGGCGAGTTGTGGACCGCCCCCCGTGCTTCGATCGACGAGGCGGTTGACAAGGCCTTCGCTGCCTACAAGGTCGTGGCGTTCTGGGCCGACCCGTCGCACACTCGCGACGACGAGACCCAGGAACGCTACTGGGACGGCCTGATCGACGACTGGCACCGCCGCTACGGCGACCAGCTCGAAGTGTGGGCGGTGCAGGGCAAGCAGGGCCACTCGGTGATGTGGGACATGACCTCGCCGGCGAGGGTCGAGCAATTCACCGCGGCAGCTGAGCGTTGTGTCTCTGACATCGAGGAGACCGCGAAAGCCGTCCGGTTGGACCCGTTCGCGCTGCGGCTGCTGACCCACGACGCGGACGGCCGATTGAAGGCTCATGCGCGGAACGCGAAGCGCTATCCCAACCGGTACGGGGTGTCGTTGTGGAAGGGCCACCGGGAGTCGAAGCGCAAGGTCGACCTCGCGGTGTGCATGGTGGGCGCGCGGATGCTCCGACGCCTGGTGCTGAACAACTCCAATCGGAAGCGCAAGCGCAGCGGGAAGGTCTGGTGATCGTCCCGTGGCGATGAGCAAAAGCAGCGTCATCGAGCTCGTGAAGGATCGGCTTCTCCCGCTCTACTTCGATGAGCGGGAACGGCTGGACCGCATCGACAAGTGGTACCGGTGGCAGCACGAGGACCACAAGGTCCCCCGGTCGGCCACGCCGGAGCTCAAGCAGTTGCTCGCGCTGGCGAAGACGCCGTGGCTGGGGCTCGTGGTGACCACTGTGGCCCAGTCGATGTACGTCGACGGCTACCGCTCCCCGGATTACCCGGACAACTCCCGTCCGTGGAGGACGTGGCAGGCCAACGACTTCGACAACCGCCAGATCGCCGTCCACAGGGCAGCGCTGGCGTACGGGCAGTCGTACGTGAAGGTTCTGCCTGGGCGGTTGAACGGCGAGTCGACCAGCGTCATGCGCGGCGTGAGCCCTCGCAAGATGATCGCCGTCTACGCGGATCCGGCCGAGGACGACTGGCCGATGTACACGCTTCAGGCGGAGGTCACGGGCGACAGCCTGATAGTGCAGGTGCTGGACGAGAACGACCAGTACTTCCTGTCCTCGGGTAAGTCAAAGGGCGACAAGGTCGAGTTCATCGAGTCCCGTGTGCACGGCGCCGGCGTGTGTCCGGTGGTGCGCTACGCGAACATGCTCGATCTGGACGGCAGGACTGATGGCGAGGTCGAACCGTTCATTCCCCTTGCGGCGAGGATCAACAAGACGGCGTTCGACCGTCTTCTCACTCAGCATTACTCCTCGTGGAAGGTCCGCACTGTCGCGGGAATGGCAGAGCCGGACACGGAGGAGAAGGCGAACCGAGAGAAGCTGAGGCTCCGTCAGGATGACCTGCTGATCGCGGAGGACCCCGACACGAAGTTCGGCACCTTGGACGAGACCCCGTTGGACGGGTTCATCAAGGCCAAGGAGTCCGATATCGAGGACCTCGCCGGGGTGTCTCAGACTCCGGTGACCGCGCTGACGGGGAAGTTGGTGAACCTCGCGGCGGACGCTCTCGCGCAGGCGCGTGCTCCGCTCACGCAGAAGGTCACCGAGCGTCAGAAGGGCATGGGCAAGTCTCACGACCAGTCCCTTCGCCTTTCCGCCGCCCTTGAGGGCGACACCGTCAGCGCGATGGACGTGATGGCCCATGTCACGTGGCAGGACATGGAGATTCGCTCTCTCGCTCAGGCGGTGGATGCGTTGGGTAAGGCGGCGACGATGCTCGGTGTTCCGCCGCAAGCCTTGTGGGGGCGGATTCCCGGCGTCACGAAGTCCGACGTGGACGAGTGGAAGCACCTTCGTGCCGAGGATGACTCCCTGGCCAATCTGACAGCTCTGCTAGACAAGCAGATGGGGGCGGTCGGTGGCGGCGACGGCAGAGGCCGAACAACTGACGCAGTCGTATAGGCGGCAGTCTGCGGCCTTGAAGGCCGCGGCCATCAAGGACATCCTCGCGATCTGGCCGATGTTCGACCCGCTGGACCTGGAGAGGTCTTGGCCGGCGCTGAGAAACGCTCTGCTGCTGCTCATAGGATCGAGGAGGGCCGAGGCGGCGAATCTGGCCGCTGAGTACCTGCGCAGGTTCCGCGAGCTCGAAGGGGCAGCGGGCAACTTAGCGGTCATCCTCGATCCAGTGCCCGCACCGGTTGCGACAGCGGTCTCCCTTCAGGCGACCGGCCCTGCAACCGCGCAGCGCGCCATGGACTCGGGTCTCGCCGCCGATGCCGCGGCAGCGCGTGCACTCGTCACAATCAGCGGCGCAGCTGGACGGATCATCTTGGACGGTGGGCGGCAGACCGTGCTGCTCACGATCGAGTCGGACCGTGAGGCGCTGGGCTGGATGCGGGTCACGCACGGAAAGACGTGTGCGTTCTGCGCGATGCTCGCCTCAAGAGGGCCGGTGTACAAGTCCCGCCGCTCTGCCGGCGATGCGCGGTCGCGGCCAGCGAGGTTTCACGACCACTGCGACTGCACAGTGGAACCCGTTTACTCGACCGCAACGACCTGGCCCGCTGCCTCCCGCAGGGCTGAGGAGTTGTGGGCTTCTTCAACGGTCGGACTTGGCGGACAGGAAGCGCGTAACGCCTTCCGTGCTGCCTGGGAATCGACCCCCTGACTCACCGCCCTGGTGGCGGCTGAAACCGATACGCCCCTGGAGGGCACATGACTGACCCGATCACGCCTGATGTCGAGCCGGACGAGGACTCCCCGGAGGAGACCCCGAAGCCGGAGGACAAGGGCGACACCTTCGACGCGGAACGCGCCAAGGCGAAGATCGCCAAGGCTAACCAGGAGGCCGCGAACCTCCGCAAGCGCCTGAAGGACCTCGAACCGCTGGCACTGAAGGCCAAGGAGCTGGAAGACGCCAACAAGTCCGAACTGGAGAAGCTCACCGAAGACCGCGAAGGCCACAAGGGTCGCGCGGACAAGGCCGAGACCTCACTCCGCAAGCTCACCGTCGCGCTGGAGGCAGCCCCCGAAGGGGCGTCACTGGCGCACGTTCGCGCAGTCGCCAAGCGACTCAGTGGCGACACAGACGAGGAACTCGCCGCCGATGCCGAGGAGCTCTACGAGCTCTTGGGCTCCAAGGCGACACCGAAGGTGCCGGGAAAGCCGAAAGAAGCCCTCAAGGGCGGCGGCGATCCCGACGAAGCGCCCGAGGAAACGGATCCTCGCAAGCTCGCCGAAATGATCGGCCGACGCGGCTGATTCTCCACCCCAGGGCCAAAGCCACGAGGCACTGGCGGTTCCACACACCACCACCTTGGAGGTTCTCGTGGCCAACACGTTCATCAAGGCGACGCGCATCGCGTCCGCCGCCCTCGGGTTGCTGGAGCGCGAGATCGTGCTCCCTGGACTCGTGTGGCGGGACGCGGTCGGCGACTTCGCCGGCGCCGGCGGCGACACCATCTCCGTGCGTGTCCCGGCGCGGACGCAGGCCCGGACCCGCACCCTCCGCGGTGCGCGAGGCGCGTCCTCCGAGGGCACGGGCATCATCACCATGGACGACCTGACGGAGACCAAGGTCGACGTGACCCTCGACACCGACGTGTACAACGCGGTGCCGATCACCGACGAGGAACTCTCGCTCGACATCACCGACTTCGGCGCGCAGATCCTCGCGCCGCAGGTGCGTGCCGTCGCGGAAGGCATCGAGAACGCCCTGGCCGACGAGATGATGGGCGCCACCTACGCGACCACTCTCACGCTCGACACCACCGACCCGTACAAGACCGCCGTCGACGCGGGCGTGGCGCTCAACAAGGCCAACGTCGCACGTACGGAGCGCGTCCTGGTCGTCGGCGCGGACATGGAGGGCGTGTTCCTCAAGTCGGACCACCTGTCCAAGGTGGACCAGTCGGGCTCGGACGACGCGCTGCGCCGTGCTGTCGTGGGTCGGCTCGCGGGCTTCGGCCCTGTCGTGGCGACCAACGCTCTCCCGCCGGATGTCGGGTTCGCGTTCCACAAGACCGCGTTCGTCCTGGCCATGCGCGCCCCGGCCGTTCCGGGTGGCGCGTCGTTCGGTGCGTCGCAGACCTTCCAGGGTCTGGCGATGCGCTGGCTGCGCGACTACGACTTCCGCAACGTGCAGGACCGCTCGCTGGTGGACACCTTCATCGGCACCACTGCGGTGGTGGACGGCAAGTCGAACGAGGTGCAGACGGTCACCATCACCGGCTCGCCGACCGGCGGCACGTTCACTCTGACCTACTCGGGTCAGACGACCTCCGGCATCGCCTACAACGCAACCGCTGCGGCGGTGAAGAACGCGTTGCAGGCGCTGTCCACGGTCGGCACCGGCAACGTCTCCGTCAGCGGTTCAGCGGGCGGCCCGTACACGGTCACCTTCCAGCAGGACCTCGCCGGCGTGAATGCTGCCGCGATGACCGCCTCTGGTGCCGGCCTGACCGGTGGTTCGTCCCCGGCGGTGAACATCGCGACGGCCACGGCTGGCGGCGACGCGGCGTTCGTTCGCGCCGTCAAGATCGTCATGTGAGGTGACCTGATGCTGCCTCCGCTCGCAAGCCTTGCCGAACTGGAGATCCGCGCCGGAGCTCAAGAAGAGGCGGCGCGAGCGGGGGCGGTACTGGTCGACGCCTCCAGCCTGATCCGAGACGAAGCCGGCAAGACGTGGGTGAACGACCTCGGGGACCTTGACACCGTCCCTGACATGGTCGTCACCCTCGTCTTGAAGGTCGCCAAGCGCGCTATCGACAACCCCGAGGGCCTCGCTGGCGAGACCTACCCGGAGTACGCGTGGCGCAAGGAAGGCGCCGAGGACGGCGTCTACCTCACGGACAAAGAGTGCAAGATCGCGCGAAGGCTTGGCGGACGCACCGGTCTGTGGACTCAGCCGCTCACCAAGCGCTCCACCGAGTGCGACACCGTGTTCGTTGAGGACCAGTTCGGCAGCGAACTGTTCCCGTTGTACGCCAGCGACGACCTTTCGTCGTGCTGAACCCAAGAGGTGACACCGTGGAAGATAACCAGCCCTCCGTGATCACCGTGAGGGACGAAGAGGGACGGCTGCACTTCACGTCCCCGGATTCGGAACTCGCCAAGCAGGCGCGAGAGCGAGAAGCGGCTGAGGCCACTGAGGTTCCCGAACCCCCGCGGGGTGGTGCGGGTTCGGGCGTGGAGGTGTGGCGCGAGTACGCCACCAAGACCGGTGTCGAGTTCGACGAGGACGCCTCCCGCGACGACATCGTGGCGGCGGTGGATTTGGCGAGGGAGGAAGCCGATGCGGCCGAACCTTCCCAGCAGGGTGACGATCGAGACGCCGGGACCGCTGACGCCTGACCCTGTCACGGGCAATGAGAGGCCTGGACCTTCGACGTCCCAGTACGAGGTACCGGCTCGGTTGAGTCAGGCACCTGTGGCGAACGTCGGCGGTCAGGTCGAGTTGCTGGTGAACCAGCAGACCACAGTGAGCATGTGGACAGTCCTGGTGTCCAGGGACACGGTCCTCACCTCCTCCTCGATCGTCACGGACGAGCAGGGCAGGAAGTTCCGGATCGAGGGCGCTGTCGCCGACAGGCCTGCGCACCGCCCAACCTTCAAGGCCGCCGCGGCGCGGCTCATCTCCGACATGCAATAGGAGCTGCGCGTCATGGCGCTGACCACAACGATCGAAACGCGCATCAACGCGTTCCAGTCCGGCTCGTCGGGCCTGTCTCCCACGGAGGCGCGGCACGGCATCAACTACACCAAGTCCCTCGTGTCCGGTGTCGCCACCGGTCAGGCGGATGTGGCCTGGGGCAAGACCGCCACCCTGGCGGCTTCCGCGAACGAGGACCTCGACCTCGCCGGCTCGCTCTCCGGCGCGTTGGGCGGTTCGGCGGTCTTCGTGAAGGTGAAGGCCATCCAGGTCACCGCCGACGAGGGAAACACCAACAACGTCGTCGTGGGTGGCGCCGCGGCTACGCAGTTCGTCGGCCCCTTCGGGGCGGCCACGCACACGGTTGCCGTTCCTCCGGGAGGCACGTTTCTGGTCACCGCTCCGGCCGCGGGCTGGACGGTGGGCGCGGGTGCGTCGGACTTCCTGCGCATCGCCAACTCCGCCGCGGGTTCGACCGTGACCTACAAGATCCTGGTCATCGGCACGAGCGCCTGACATGGCAGCGCGGGTGACGATCTACACCGCGCAGGCCCTAGCTGAGGCGACGCGTATCTCCACCCCCAAGAGGGTTCAAATCGCGAACGAGATCGCCGCGGAAGCCCAAGCGGACGCCCCGGTTCTCTCCGGCGCGTACCGCAACGGCATCGAGGTCCAGGCAGACGGCGACAGGGTGTCCGTTGTGGACATGGACCCTGACGCGGTCTACAAGGAGTACGGCACCTCGGACACGCCAGCGCACGCGTCTCTCACCGAAGCGGCGATGCGGCACGGCAGGTACACCGGATGGCAGCCTCGGGGGTGATCCGTGGAATCGGACCTTCCCTGGTTCTACAAGGCAGTCCGAGACAGACTCGCCGAAGACGCGGACTTCATGGCAGCGTGCGGAAGCCGGCTCTCGGAACGCGTCCCCTCCAGCGTCACCCAGCCTCTCGCCACCATCCAGTTCCCTGGATCAGTCGGGGCGATGGGCGGAGGGGGATACAAGCCGCTCGTGCAGATAGACGGCTGGTGTCCTCCCGGCGTGTTCTCGGGACTTGAAGCATCGGCCGTGGTGTGGCGGATTGTTTCGCGCGCCAAGCGGGTCCTGGAGACCACGCGTAACGAACCGTTCGAGACCATGCACTGGTCGGCCAGGCCGGTGGATCTGATGCCACTCCCTCCGGACGTGTCGCGCGGTGATTCGAATCCCTTGTTCCGGGCCATGACCCGCGCGGTCCTCACCGTCCACAACATCTAAAGACCCCGGACCGCCGCTGGGTGGGCGCCTTGAGCGGCGGTCCGGTCCTCCAATGCGCCCACAAGTACTTCCTCCGAGGCGCCCAGCCACGTACCGAGCCCGACTACGGGCCACAGTGCAGGAGGACTGATGTCCAACTTCGCAGACCCGTCCAAGGCCGTTGTGTGGCTGGATGGTGACGCTTTCCGCGCGCCCGCGAACACCGCCATCCCGGCGGACGTGTTCGCCTCGACCCTGACGGGCTGGGATGCCTTCGGTGGCATCCAGGCCGGGTTCACGGTGGAGCGCACCCAGGAGATCGAGCGGTTCACGATCTTCAACAAGACCGGCACCTACGCCTCCCGCAAGGGCGACGAGGAGGCCACCATCACGATGCGCCCGGTCGACCTGTCCAAGGCGGTCGCACTCACCCTCCTCACGGGCGGATCCATCACCGCCGTCGCCGGCGGGTACGAGTGGATCGAGGGCCAGTCGGAGAACTTCGCGCTCATCGTGCGTGTCACGGCGGGCACGAAGAAGAAGGCCTACGTGATGCGTAAGGCCGAGCTCGCGAACCGCCCCACGGACGTGATGAACGACGAAGCCCTGTACGGCTGGGACATGCAGATCTCCCCGCTGATCCCCGACGACGGCTCCCCGTTCATCCGCGTCATCACCGACAACAACCCGCTCGCCTAGGAGTACCCGATGACGCAAGGCGCCCGCTCTGCGAAGAAGACGTCCGAGAACGAACTCAGCCTGTCCGCCTGGCTCGACAAACGAGGACTCACTGGCGAGAAGCGGCTGGAGGTCGGCGGCAAGTGGTTCCGGTTCGTGAAGGCCGCAACCGCCGAACAACTCGCCGCGTTCGCTGAGGCCCGCGAGAAGGGCGACCTGTACGGGCTGATGTCCGCCCTGCTGGTCGACCCGACCGAAAAGGACGAGCTCCAGCAGGCTTTCGAAGTTCAGCCGCAGCCGATCGACGCCAAGGCGGAGCAGGAATACCTGATGGCGATCGTCAACTTCCTGGTCGCGGGCGACGCGGGGGAATCCTCGGCGTCCTGACCGCGGTAGCTGGACCGTGGTGGGACGCCGTCCTGTACGACTTCGACAGCCTGCTCGGTAGAGATCTCCGTGAGGCGTGGTCGACCATGCCTGTTCAGGATCTCGTGAGTCGCGTCAGGCAGATCGCCAGTAATCCCAAGTCGGCGCTGGCGGACCTGATCAGCGATGGCGAGTCCTCGTGGACTGCGACGGACGAGAACCTCGCACTGTTGCTGGAGATCCAGAGCTACCAGCTGGAACTCAATTGGGTGGATCGCATCACCGACCCTGACGACCCCGAGGTGAAGCGCGAACGCGCTTTGGCGCGCAAGACCCGGCCCCCCGAGCACCCTCTCGTTCCCCCCGTTGCCGTGCGGCCTCGGAGGATCGCGGAGCAGCGGTACGAGACGTACCTCGAAAAGCTGATGCAGCAACAGATACCGGACCGCGTCCGGCAACAAGTGGACAGCGACGAGTTCGACCGGCTCATGGGCCTCACGTAACCGGAGAACGCCTGGTCTTCATGCAGACTCCCGTTGGCGCACAAGGAAAATTGTCAGACCAGCGGATTAGAATCACTGCAACAGAAGAAGACCCCGGCGAGTGCGGCAAACACTCCCGGGGCGTGGCCGACTAGTCGGAGTCGACGAGATGCAGCGTACAGATGTAGATGTCGAGAGGTCTAAGACCTGCCGATCTTGCGGAGACACCAAGCCGCGATCGGAGTTCTACAAGCAAGCTAGAGCCAGGGATGGGCACAACCCGTACTGCAAGGTGTGTGCCAAAGCCAAGGCGAAGGCGAATGCAGCAGCCAACGTTGAACGCAGGCAACAGAGCTGGTCGCGGTTCTATGACGCCCAGTCGGTAGCCGAACGTCGCGGTCGAGCTCTGAAAAGGTTCAAGATGACGGTCGCCGACTATGACCGCCTACTTGAGGAACAAGATGGCTGTTGCGCGATCTGTCAACAGCCGGAGACGAAGACCTCTCCCAACGGAGTGGCGTGGGCGCTGTCTGTGGATCATGACCACCGGTGCTGTCCTGGCGGAACCAGCTGCGGCGGCTGTGTTCGTGGCCTGCTTTGCCACTCGTGCAACATGGCGCTGGGCAAGTTCAGGGACGACCCGGAGAACTTGCTGCGGGCTGCTCTCTATCTAGAGAACTTCAAACGTATGGTCGCTTAGCGTCCTGACGCCTGGGGGTGGTCCACATTCCGGGCGGAAGGATCGAGGTTGAGGTAGTCCCTGACCTTAAGGGATTCCCTGGGAAGCTTGAGTCTGGCCTGAAGTCCGCATCTGGTCTTGCGTCCACATTGGGCAAAGGACTTGGTCTGGCGGTGGGAGCCGGTGCCGCAGCTGCCGCTGTGGGGCTCAAGAATGTCTTGGAAATCGGGATTGCCTACACGAGCCAGTTGAACACGCTGCAGAGCGTGACGCAGGCGACCGGTGTGCAGATGGCTCAGGTCGGCAACCTGGCCAAGCAGCTGGGCGCGGACATGACGCTCCCCGCCACCTCTGCTGCCGATGCCGCTGCTGCGATGACAGAACTGGCCAAGGGTGGCTTGACGGTCACCCAGGCCATGACCGCCGCGAAGGGAACCCTTCAACTCGCTGCTGCGGCGCAGATCGACGCCGCACGGGCGGCGGAGATTCAGTCGGACGCTCTCAATCAGTTCGGCCTGTCCGCTGACAACGCGGGGCATGTCGCCGATCTGCTCGCCAACGCGGCCAACTCCGCGTCCGGCGAGATCACCGACATGGCGAACTCGCTCAAGTTCGTCGGACCCGTAGCCCGGAGTGTCGGCGAGAACATCGACAACGTCACCACCGCCATCGCCCTTCTTGCGGTGAACGGCATCCGCGGCGAGCAGGCGGGTACGTCCCTGCGAGGGATGATCGCCTCACTGTCGGCGCCTTCCGGCCCAGCATCGAAGGCGCTGGAGACCCTCGGCATCAAGGCGTTCGACGCCGCAGGGAAGTTCGTCGGACTCCGCTCGATCACCGAGCAGTTGGCAGTAGCCAAGGGCAAGCTGTCTGATGCGGCGTTCGCCGAGGCCGCCGCGGTGGCTTTCGGCAACGAGGGTCTGACCACCGCTACGTCCCTGGCCTCCTCGGGGGCGAAGGCGTTCGACGACATGTCGGTTGCGGTCACCCGTGCTGGTGGGGCTGCTGATGTGGCTGCCTCGAAGACCAAGGGCCTGGGTGGTGCGTGGGAGGGATTCAAGAGCCAGCTCGAAACCACCGGTATCGAGATCTTCGAGGCGATCGACGCCCCACTTGAGGCGTTGGTCCGGAGTTCCGCGAACTTCGTTGCCGAGTACGGCGACAACGTAGCCCGTGGACTTGAGACCGGCATCGCTGCCGCCGAGGTATTCGGCGACCGCATCGGTCAGGCGATCAAGTCTCGCGCGAACGTCGTCGGCGACGCGATCTCGGACGTGTTCGGGCCAATCGCCCAATCTGCTGGCGGAGTCCTCAACGAGGGTCTTAACACTGCCATCGAACTCTGGGACGACTTCACCGGTGTTCTGGAGCGCGCGGTCGACGCGGCTAAGCCTGTCGCCCGTGGTATCGCCGACATCGTTCGTGCCTCCACGCAAGCAGGCGGGCCGGTGTCGGCTCTTGGCGCCGGCGTCGGGATCCTGGGTGACGCTGCACGTCTCGCCGCGGGTGTCCTGGTTCCTCTCGGTGCCGTGGTGGGCGGGATCGCTTCGGCGTTCGCATCTCTCCCAGGCCCGATCCAATCGGCCGCGATCGCGCTCGGACTCGTAGCGGCGTTCCGCGGGAAGCTCACGGGGATCGGTGACGCGGTACAGAACAGCGTCACCTCACGCTTCCGTGACCTGAACGAGCAGATCCGTCTCCAGCAGGCTCTTCTGACTGGTTCCACCCAGATTGCGTCGCAGCAGGTTGGACGTCTGGGCTTGGCCTTCTCCGCTCTGGAGAAGAACGTCCCGGTGATCGGGCGCATGGCGGACTCGTTCCGCAGCGCCTCGGAATCTGCTCGGACCTTCGTTACGAGTCAGTCGGCGATCGTTCAGGCGTCATCCGGTATCAGCAACCAGTTCACCGGGGTTGCGTCCGCGCTGAACAGAAGCGAGGGCGCGCTTCGAGGTGTCGCTGGCGCTGCCGCCGGTACGGCCGCGGCGTTGGGGACTGGCCTGAAGGCCGCGGCCTCGGGGTTGGTGTCTGCGTTCGGCGGGCCGTGGGGCGTCGCCCTCGCAGCCGCTGGAGTGGGGCTGTCGCTCCTTGCCTCCCGTCAGCAGGAGGCGGCCAGGAAGACGCAGGAACACGCGTCCTACGTGGACGGACTCGCGCAGGCTTTGCGTGAGTCGAACGGCATCGTCAACGAGGCCGTTCGGTCCAGGCAGGCCCTGTCTTTGCAGTCGGCGAAGATTGCAGACACCGAGCAGTCGGTTGCCGACGCCGCCAGAGACGCGGGCATCTCCTTGAACGACTTGACGGAGGCCACTCTCGGCAACGGCAAGGCGCTTGAGGAGCTGCGGACTCGACTAACCGCTGTGATCGCTAGCAGCAAGGTCATCTCCGAGGGTGACCTCATGGGCGGTTCTGGTACCGCCGAGGTCCTCAACGAGCAGGGTCAGGCAGCACAGAAGCTGTTGGATGAGATCAACCGCTTGGCTGGTGGGTTCGACAAGGCAAAGAAGGACCAGAAGGAGCTAGACGACGCCATCCGGTCCGGCCGCGCCTCTTACGCCGACGCCACCACCTCCGGGCGCGATCTCTCCAGCGCCATGAAGACCTTGTCCAGCAATACAGCCGACGCGGACTCCAGGGCCCGCGCGCTCAAGGCCGCGCTGGATGCCCTCTCGGGCGGTGAGATCAGCCTTGAGGCGGCGCAGTCCCGCGTACAGGAGACGCTCTCGCGGATCAACCAGTTGTTCGGCGAGAACCTCGACAAGACCAAGGGATGGGGCAAGGAGCTCCTCAACGCACAGGGAGGCCTGAATCTCACCACGGAGAACGGTCGTCGTCTGCGGGACATGTTGCAGGACCTCACCACGAACACGGCTGAGGTGGCGAGCAAGACCTACGACATGGCGATTGCCCAGGGAGACAGCGTTCCGGTCGCCGCAGAGAAGGCCAAGGCCGCGATGCAGCAGGCACGAGACGCGTTCATCGGCGCCGCGACAGCAATGGGCATTTCGTCTGCCGAGGCGGCAGTTCTGGCCGACAAGGCGGGCCTGATTCCGGACAACGTGGCAATGGTGATCTCCACCCCAGGGTCGGATCAAACCAAGGTCGAACTGGCTCTTGTGAAGGCCCTGGTGGACCAAGTTCCTGGCGACAAGCCGATCACCGTCAGGTCGTTGAGCGACGAGGCGAAGAAGAAGCTCGAAGAGCTCGGCTTCACCGTGCGAACGTTGCCTGACGGCAAGATCGAGGTGAAGGCGAACACCGCTACCGCCCAGTCCCAGTTGGACAGCTACATCGCCAGCAACTCGAACCGCAGCATCACGATCCGAGTCAACACGATCGGCGTGCCGATCTCGGCCCCAGGGCAACTCGGAGCAGCGCTCAACGCCCGAGGGAATCTGATCGAGGCATTCGCCGGTGGAGGCTTCCACAAGCTCACGCCAATGAAGGCCGGTCTGGCCACTGTGGTTCAGCCGAACACGTGGCGTGTGATCGGCGACCGCATCAGGGATCCCGAGGCCTACATCCCCATCAACCGGTCCGCTCGCTCCGTTGCTCTTCTGGATGAGACGGCCCAGCGGATGGGGTTCGCGCTGGCGCGCAGATTCGCCAACGGCGGAATCGCAGCGTCGTCAGCCTCCGCGTCCACCGTCCCGATGAGCGGCGGAACCTTCGAAGGGTCGCTCGTCCTCGACTCTGGCGAGTTCCTTGGCCGTATCCGTGGAGAGATCCAGGCCAGCAACCAAGCCATCGGGTCTTCTCTCTACAGAAGGAAGAGGTAGGCCGGATGGCCAACGAATTCCGAGTGCCACTCGACTACTTTTTCGGCACCCTCACCACCGCGGCAGCAGTGAGTGACACCACCCTCACGTCAACGAACTCATTCGCCTCGTTGGGAACGGGTTACACGACGGGTGTCTACCTTCCGCTGGTCCTGCACGACCCCGTCACTAAGGTGAGGGAGGTCGTGTGGGTCACCGCCCACACTGCGGCGAGCAACAGTGTCACCGTGGTGCGCGGCAAGGAAGGTACGTCGGCGCAGTCGTGGCCATCTGGCACGCAGATCACATGCGCCCCGACGCAGCGAGATGGGAATCTCGTACTGCCCAGGGCAAGTCTCCCTACGGATCAGGCCATCGGCACGCGTGCGACGCTCAGCGATGAGGCCGTCGCACTGGTCAGCACTCTCGACTCAGGCTGGTTTCCTCAGGCCGGCGTGTCGAAGCCGTCCAGCGCGGGGCCGAACCGATCCGCCGTCAACCCGAGTGCGCACAACACCATCCAGTTGCGTGGCGGCTACCTGTCGGGGGTGACCAACGGCTCCGGCAACATCACCTACACCTACCGGGAGGCGTTCCCCAACGCCACCATCGCCCCGGTAGCGTCGGTGGCGTCATCCAGCTCTACCGCGATCATCGCCATGGAGTCGGAGACGGCCTCGACCTTCACGGTCGGCGTCTACAACCCTGCAACCGGCACCAAGTACGGGGCGGGCGTGACCGTGGCGGTCTTCTACAACGCATTCGGGTACTGACATGTGGGGCCGCTCATCGTGGGCCGGATTCCCCTGGGCGGGCCCCGCGGTGTCGACCGCCCCGATCCCCGGCGAGTCGACCATCCCGCCGCCGATCCCCGGCGCCACCACGACGTTCGTCTACAACTACCAGCCGGGCACTGGACCGTGGGCGATGCGCTCGTGGGCCGGCGCCCTTCCGCTGGTGTCGAACCCTGGTGGGGGGATTTCCATCGCCCCCAATCCCGACACCGGTGTGATGCAGGTGTGGGCGTGGTGGCCGGATGCACCTGTGGTGCAGTTGCTGCGCATCAACGTCAACGGTGATCGTTCCCCCGTGAGGGGCGCCTACGGACTCACTGTCTCTGGCGGGACAAGGCGGAACTACGCCACCAACCCTTCGGCAGAGGTGGACCTGTCCGGCTACGTTCCAGGAACTGGTTCGCCGACCCTCACTCGGGTTGCCAGGGTGGGAGCAAGCTCGGGTTCGTGGGCGTGGCGAGCCACCGTCGCGGGTGCTGGAACCAACGAGGTCACGATCCCGCACAGCCTCCCAGCCCAATCCGTCACGGTCGCCCTTGACCTCAAACTCTCCGCCCTGCCCACTGGTGTGACCATCAGCCTGGGGTGGACCAACTCCTCCGGTGGCGCGCTCACCACCTCCTCGGTGTCCTTGACTGCTGACCAGTACACCGCGTCGGTGAACCAGTTCTACCGGCACAAGGTCACCCTCACCCCACCTGCGGGTGCGGCGAACGCGGGAAGCCTGAAGGTCACCACCACCGGCATGCCCGCGGGTGGCCAGATGGAAGGGGACCTGGTTCTTGCCGAGGTGGGAATCTCGGACGGGTCCTACGTGGACGGATCCCTGCTGGGTGGAACCTGGGTGGGAACTGCGCACCTGTCGGTGTCCCTGCTGGCACCCATCCAGTTCATCCAGGACGGCGAATGTCCCCTGGATGTCCCGGTGCGCTACGAGGTCTACAACCCGGCTCTCAGTGGTGGTCGGATCACCTCCGCACCGGCAACCCTGCTCTCAGCAAACCGGGCGTGGTTGACCCATCCTGATGCAACCTCCACGCCGATGGAGGTACGGCTCACCACCACTCCAGGATTGGTGCACGCGCTTCCCCAAGCGGTGTTCCCGATCCTGGATTCGCCGTTCCCCTTCCCAGTGTCAGCGGCGCAGCGCCTCGCACCCAACGGTGCGGTAGAGGTCATAGCCACCACCTTCGCTGAGCGAGACGAGATCCTCGGCATGTTCGGCACCGGCACTCCTGTCCTGCTCCGTCAACCTGACCGGTTCGGCCGGGGCGAGGGGGAGTGGATCGTGCTCGCTGACATCACAGAGGATGCCTTGGATCAGAAGGGGTGGGGAGAGCTTCGCCTCCTTCGCGCTCCGTTCCAGGTGGTGGAGTCGCCTGACCCGGTGACTGTCTGATGTGGCCGCTCGGAACCAAAGCAGGGTTGGTCCTGCAACGCCCTCACTCCATTTCAGTGAGGGCCACGGCCTACTCACCCACGTTGGGCGTGAGGTCTGGTCTGCCGATCTCTGGCGGAACGGTGACAGTCGACGCTTCATCGCAGGTGCGCCGCACCGCCACGGTGGAGATCGCCGACCGGAAGTTGTGGCCGGCGCATCCCTTGGATCTGCTCTCCCCCTTCGGGGCGGAGTTGCAGGTCGACTACGGGATCGTGGTGGGGTCCACTACTGAGTGGATTCCGCTGATCCGTGGCGTGGTAACTGACGCGGACAGGGTGCGTTCCACTACTTCATTGAGTGGCGTGACCCTGTCCTTGTCTGACCGGTCAGCGAAGATCGCCGAGGACCGGTTCGACTCACCCACCCAGACAGTGTCGGGTGCGCTGACTACAGCGGAGATCGCCCGTCTCATCACCGACTCGATGCCCAGCGCAACGGTGGTGAACAAGACCGGCTCGTCCCAAGTAGCCGCAGTCATCGAGATCAACACTGAACGCTGGTCCGAAGGTGTCGAGAAGCTCGCCGACTCCATCGGCGCGGAAGTGTTCTGTGATCCACAAGGGACGTTCATCATCCGCCTGCAACCCACCTTGGGTGACGGAGTGGTGTGGGAGGTCCGTTCAGGGCGTGGAGGGATCCTCGTCGCGAAGCGGGAGAAACTGACGCGGGAGAAGGTCTACAACCGGGTCATCGCCATCGGTGAACGAACCGATGGAACCGCTCCCGTGAGGGCGGTGGTGTCCGACACCGACCCGAACTCGCCCACGTTCTACGGCGGGACGTTCGGCAAGAAGTCCTACACCTACAACTCCCCTCTCCTCACAACCACAGGCATGTGCACTCTCGCCGCCACAACCCAACTTGCGAGGGTCAAGGGCATCCAGGCGAGTGTGGGCTTGGAGACCATCGTCAACCCCGCCCTGGATGCGGGGGATGTGATCCGGGTGTGGGACGAGGGCAAGCAGCAGATCCACATCATCGACAAGGTCACCATCCCCCTGTCGGTGGGGCAGGCGCAGTCCATCGAAACCCGCTCTCTCGATGTGGAGTAGCCGATGGCATCCCCTGAAGACCGCATCGCTGAGCTCATCGAGAAGCGGTTCAAGGAACTACGCGCGAACCTCCGCGCAACAGGAACCGTCGCGGGCACCAGCGGCACGAAGGTGATCGTCACCGTTCGCGGGCAGTCCATGACCCTGGCCCGCCTCTCCAGCTACACCCCCGTCAACGGGGACACCGTCATCATCGACACCGCCATGGAGAACGCGTGGCTGGTGCTCGGAAAGCCAGCCTGAGTCGGGGAGAACATGGCAGCAACGTTGGAAGCTTCATTCAACCTGTCGACCCTCTCCTCATTCAGGGAGAGAGTGGCTACGGCGGTGGCGATCGCCGCTGTAGCTGTAGCCGCGGAGCAGCCGGATCAGAGTGAGCGCTCTCGACTGCGCCGCGCTCTGGCCTCACGGGTTTTGGAGAACCGCGAGGACATCGACTACGCCTCCCGGTTCGCTATCGCCGTCGCACGCAACCCCGTGATCGTCTTCAACTCTCCGGACGACGCCATCCAGTTCACCGTGAACTCGGTGTGGGACGCGATGGCCGGCGCTGAGCCGCCCACCCCCTAGTTAGCGGCGTTACTTCCGTACGCCCTTCCCATTCTCATCGGCCCTGTCGGGGGGTACGGAGACCATGCTCGTGAACCGAGCCGGAAGACACCCTCATGAAGTGTTCCTCCTCGCCGTGTGCTTCCTGTTCAGCCCCTTGGGGTTGATCGCGAAGAACACCGTGTCGGGGACCGCGATCATGTCCCTGTCCGATCCGCTCGCCTACGCGTTCTACGCGGTGATGTGGATCGGCTCCGCTATCGCACTCGCCGGACTGTTCCTGCCGTTCAAGGGAGTCAAAGGCCCCCTGGTGGAACGCGGCGGGCTCCTTCTACTCGCAGCCGTCTGGTACGGCTACGGCGGCTTGGCCCTGGCCACATCCGGGCTGAGAGCACTCGGGTTCGCTTTCGTCGTCCTCGGGTTCGCCACCGCCAACGTCTACCGGGCATTGGTGCGCATCCCCGAGGACATCAAGGCGATCGCGGAGGCCGCAGCACTCACGAACACCCTGGACGACCTGGCCGGGGAGGAACTGTGAACGGCATCCCCACCCTCTGGGCGGTCGCCATCGCCCTGGTCGTCGCCGTCGTCGGAACCGCTGGCGTCACCTCACTGCTCACGGTGAGAGCCGTCAACCGCAAGACCTTGGCAGGGGCGAGGCTGGACGAGGAGAACGCCGACAAGGCAGACGCTGAGGCCCGGAAGGTTGTCGCGGAGGCGTCGGCGTTTCTGATCGACCCACTCACCAAGAGAGCCAAGGCACTGGAGCAGGAGCTGGCCACGGCCAGCGCCGAACTGGCGAGCCTGCGCAACCAGATGTCCGAGATGGCCAAGGAACTCAGCGAACTCCGCGACGAGAACCAGCGCCTTCGAAGCGGACCGTGACTGTCCTATCCCGACCAACAGCGTGAGGGGAAATCATGCTCATCATCGGACCACCAACAGCCGACTGGTCCTCGATCAGACCCAGGCTCGCCCAGATGGGTGCGAGTGAACTGTTCGGCAAGGACATCGCCCCCGTCGTGTGGGACGCCGCGGTGGACTACGGCATCGACCCCGTGGGGATGCTCGCCCAGGCCGCGATGGAAACCGGCTGGGGGAAGTTCGGCCGCGCCATGCATCCGTGGCACCGCAACCCCGCCGGCCTCAAGGTCAGGGACCTGAACGCGTTGGCGGAGCTCGGGGTGTCGGGCGACGGCAACCCACTCTGTCACGCCCAGTTCGCCACCTGGGACGTGGGCGCCAAAGCCCAGGCCCAGCATCTGTGGGCGTACATGGGGTGGCGTGTCCCGCGCGGTGACCTGGTGGACCCCCGCTACGACTGGGTAGTGGGAAAGCACTCGTGCAAGACGTTCGAGGACCTCGGCACCCGATGGGCTCCCGCTGCTGACTACGGCAAGCGGATCGTGTCCCTCGCAAGCCAGCTTCAGGGGGCGTGACGCCGATGATGCTCACCGATCTGGCGATCGTCCTGCGCTCCGCCGGCCTCCCTGTCGTGGAGGTCGGAGGCTGGACGGGTCGCTCCAACGACGGCAACCGGTTTGCCGGAGTGCAGGGCATTCTGTGCCACTGGACCGGAACCGCGTTGAGCGCGCAGGGAAGCTACCCGTCGCTCAACATCGTCACTTACGGTCGCTCCGACCTGCCCGGCATGCTGTCTCAGCTGGGACTCGGCCGCGACGGGGTCTGGTACGTCATCGGTGCAGGCGTTGCCTGGCACGCGGGCACAGTGGACGCGTCCTACTCGGACAACTACCACGCCATCGGCATCGAAGCCGAGTACCACCCCGACCAGGGCGCGTGGCCCGATGTTCAGCAGCGCTCCTACGAGCATGGCTGCGCCGCACTCGCCCGGCACTACGGGGTTCCACTCGAACGCATTCGCGGCCACTACGAGGCAGCTGTGCCCTACGGGCGCAAGCCCGACCCCCACACCCTTCCCGGTGGCATGCCGGGCTTCAGGCAGCGCGTGAGCGCCATCATGAACGGAGAAGATGACTTGAGCGCAGCAGCCGAAGAGAAGATCAACCAGATGTACGCGTCGATGTCCCAGATGGCCGCCCAGCGCGGCGTCGACATCGGTGACGCGTTCGTGTCCATGTTCGACAGTCTCAAGCCTGTCGCCGTGGAGACCGGCCCCAAGGGCGCGGACGGCAAGACGCCGACCTACATGGTCCGGCCGAACGAGGCAGCGGCGAACGTCTACGCCATGACGTTCTTCGGCTCGAACTACGGCTTCGGCAAGGCCATCGTCAAGCAGCTCGCCGAAGTAACCGGCGGCCAGGTCGATGTGGACGAGGAGAAGATCGCCGCGCTCGTCAGCGACTCCCTCGCACCCGCCATCGCCCAGGGCGTAGTGGAGGTGGCCATCCCCGCGATCCGCGAGGTGATGGGCGAGGACAACCAGGAACAGGCTCAGGCCGTGGTGGAACTCATCCGCCAGCGACTCGGAGGTGCAGCAGCATGACCCTCGACACCGTGACTGTGCTGACCCTCGTCGTCGGCACGCTGATCCCCATCTTGAACGGCCTGCTCACCAAGGCCTCCTCGCAGACGGCCCGCACCTACCTCCAGCTCGTGCTGAACGCCGCTGCTGGTTTCGGTGCGGAGTGGCTGGACGCCGCCGTGAACAACACCCCGTACAACGTCGGCCAGGCGGCGCTGACCGCGGTCCTGTCGCTCGTCGTGGCCATCACCACGCAGGCGGGTGTGTGGCGTCCTCTGGGCGTGAGCGAGTGGGCAAAGACCCACGGCAACACCCCGGCGGAGCATCGTCTCCCCTGAGTTCGCGCCGTTGAACCTTCCCCTCCGGCGGCGCAGCAGAACGGCCCCCTCTCGGCTCTTCGGAGCTGGGAGGGGGCCGTTTCTGTGTTCAGTGGTCGTACGGAGCCTCGATGTGGGCGCCATCGGGAGGTGGCGGGAAGTCAGGGTTGCCGGGAACCTGCTCTCGCAGGACGGCTGGGTCGACCGGTGGGATAGTGGGTCCGTGGCGGTGGTCGGCTGCGTCGTCGCCGTCGCAAAGTGTGGTCATGCGGTCCTCCGTGGCTTTCGGTCAGGACTTGGTTTGGGTGTCGTCCGCTGCGCCCGTGGCCTTGTCGAGGTCAAGGAGGTGTCTCATCGCACCCATGTCCGTGCCCTCGGCTTCCAGGTGGTCGAACGCGTCCTGTAGCTGCTGCTGCTCCTTGGGCGTCAGCTTGCCCATCAAATCCCCTTCGATCACGTTAGGGGGCGCGACCTCATCCAGGTCGAGGCCGCGCCCTACCGGGTGTCCAGCCCGGTCCTCGCCCGCCAAGGCGAAGCATTCGTTGACGTAGTCCCGCGCGAGGTTGCCGCACATGTGGTGGTTGGCCATCGCGTCGATGGAGGAGGTGGGCCAGCCTTCGCGTTCGGCCTGCGCCAGGATCGCTGCGGCTGGTACGCGCCCGTTCACATGTTGTCCTTGATGGACCGCCAGCTCAGCCCCTTGGCCTTCCCGAGAAGCTGCATCACCACGTCGTACATGGGGTAGTCGCTGGCCTGGAGCTGGTCCAGGTATCTGTTGGCATGAGCGATCGCCATCGGGTCCGGCGGTACCTGGGAGATCATCGGCCACAGAAGGTTGCAGTGGTGGATGATCTCCCGCTGTGTTTCGGGGCGCAGCTGAACCGTCATCGCATCCTCCAGCGTGGCCCCACGGTGATGCCCGAGGCGAGGTCATCGGACATCACCGTGAGTCGGCGGGCGGCAGCCCTCGGGGGAGGGGGAGCGGAGGGGGACGTCGGGGGGAATCCCCCTCCGCTGATCGGGGCGGGACCACGACCCGCTTTGAGTTCGGAGAGCGACGCCCCGACCCGCGCCCGGACCTGGTCGAGACGTCGTCTCCGATGCCGCCGCCGGCGGTAGATGGGTGCGAGCGCCGCGAAGGCTGCTAGCAGTACACCCATACTGATCCACCACCCATGCATGACGGCCTCCGTAGCTGAGGCCCGCCCCACGTGAGGGGATACGCCTAGGGGCGTGAGCACGTGGAGCGGGGACCCATCCCCGCCGCTACCGGGCTAACGGAAGGGCGGGGAGGGCCACCAGCCGAAGCTGGCCCTTTCGACGGTAGGCCATGCAATTGCACAGCGCAATTGCCCCAATCGGGTGGAGTTGCGCAATTGCGGGAGACTAGCGCGGCACACTAGGCGAGCGGATGCCTACATGGAGGAACGGATGACCGAACCCGAGGGCCAGTTCACACGCAGGAAGATGCTGGGCGACGTCCTCAGGCAGTTGCGCGGCGACCGGAAGCTGAAAGAAGTTGCGCAGTTCACCGGCATCTCCGACTCGTCGATCTCGCGCATCGAGAACGGGAAGCAGAAGATCACCGCCGCTAACGTGCGACTGCTCTGCCAGTGCTACGGCGTCGGTGCGCCTGAGGTCGACATGCTGATGCGGCAGGCCACTGAGTCTGATGACCGCGCCTCCGTGGTGATCGACGATGACAGCGTCGCGGACTGGGCCAAGTCTTTCGCCGACCTTCAGCACGACTCGATCGAGACTCGCACGTACCAGCTGAAACTGATCCCCGGACCACTTCAGATCCCGGCCTACACGCACGAGGTGGTCGCGGCCGGAGAAGCGGATCAGGTCACCGCAGACGGGGTCGTGCGGAGGCGAGCGGCGCAACGCCAACGCCTTCTTCGTGGCGACTGGACCTATCGGGCAGTCCTAGATGAGGCGGCCCTACGCACGGTTGTCGGCGGCGAATCGACCATGGCTGAACAGTGCGAGGACCTCGCCGAGGTGGCCGGCCTGCCCAACGTCGAACTCCAGGTGATGCCGTTCGCGTTCGGCGCGCACATCGCCATGACAGGTCCGTTCACGATGCTGCGCTACCGCGGGTCGGATGCCATGAACGCCGTGTTCGTCGAACTCGACCACGCCGTGTGGAGCGCGGAGAAGCCCCGTGACCTGGGCCGCTACAGCAGCATGTTCGAGCATCTGACCAAGACTGCCCTGTCGATCGATGACAGCAGGGCCTGGCTGGTTAGCCTGGGCAAGTACTACCGGGCTAACGGAGGGAGATCGGGGTGACCCGGACTCTTGGAGGGAAATGGCGCAAGTCCAGCCATAGTGGAGGCACTGGCGGAGACTGCGTAGAGTTGGACCTTGGAGAACAGGGTCTTTTGGTACGAGACAGTAAGGCCCCCCTTGGTGGCATGCTGTCGGTTGCGGACACGGGTGCTTCGGCATTCCTGGCCGCAGTGAAGGGCGGGCGGTTCGACCGCTGACCTACACGGACGGGCCCCTCGGTGATTGACGCACCGAGGGGCCCGTTCCGCGTTCAGACGTCCCATCGAACTCCACGTAGTGCACGTGCTTGCAGATCACGGAGATCCCTCACGGCTCGACTCACCAGTAGGGGATCGAGGAAAACCGGGTCGTCCTTCTCGATCGCCATTGCGACGTAGCCATCAACCGCTTGGAGCACAACGCGCCTGTCCCTCCCTTCCCAGTCCCTCCCCGTGACTACTCTTCGTACATCATCTCTCCCATCCTCCGATGACATCCAGCCCTCCCAAGGGATGAGCGGCGTACCCCATGTGTCTCATTAGGCCGTATCCGACCGGGTGATGGTTCGTTGACGCGTGTAGCACGTAGCATTCCTACCCAATAGGACCAACGGGCGACCGCTGGTCCTTTGTGCTGGTCAGTGCGATGGTTAGCATGCACATGTGCTTGCCCGGTCGGGCAGGACAACGCCCCCGCATCTACCGGATGCGGGGGCGTTGCTGTCTGTTAGCTACCCGCCGGGCTCACCCCGGCGCGGTCATGGTCGTTTCATGATCTCCTCCTCTGCCGGGTCGCGACCCTCTGCGCCACACGGTCATCCAGGGTCTTGAGAGCCTCGGGGTTCCGATCCTGGGAGACCAGCGTGTAGATCTGCGTGGAGCTCACCGAGGCGTGCCGCATCTGCTTCTGCGTGTAGATGATGTCCTTGGTGATCTCGTACACCGCGGTCCCGTAGTAGTGCCGGAACTGGTGGAACGTGCACGGCACCCCGATGCGGTCCAGGTACTTGTTGAGCCGCTCGTCGATGACTCGCGCGGTGAGGCGCTTGCCGTGCTCCCCGACGAACATGGGGCCACGCCCGATCGAGTAGGCAGCGAGCACCTCCACCACCTGCATGCCCACGGCTACGAGCTTCTCGTGTCCACCTTTGCCGCGTACCCGCAGGAACGGCACTGACCCGTTGAGCAGCACGTCATCGCAGTGCAACGCGGAGATGTCGACCGCGCGGAGGCCGGCGTAGGCCCCGAGGATCATCCACGTGAACAGCAGCGGGTCGGTGCAGGCGTCCAGCGCGAACGTCAGTTGATCCTCTGGAATGGGGCGGGGGAGGAGTCGTTTGACGTTGGGCCTCATCAGGTCCACGGCGGGGGATTCTTCGAGGACCCTCATGGGCCGGACGAGCCACGAGTAGAAGGCGCAGGCGTGCATCACGTACTTGTCGATGGTCGCGAGTGACAGGTGACTGATGTCGGCCTGCCAGTTGGCGAGATCAGCCGAGGTGGCCTCGATCAGGACGCGGGGGTTGGACTGTGTCGGGTCGAGGACTCGGCTCAGTCGGAGAAGGGCACCTTCGCGGGCGCGGAGCGAGTTGGGCAACTGCCCGGCGGAGGTCAACTGGCGAAGGTGCAGGTTGAGAAGCATCCTGTCCTTGAGGGTCTCGGTGTTCATACCGAGAATCTCGACTAGCGGGTTGAAGGTGGCCAGGGATCCGGCGGTCTTTCGGGGCACTCGGTCACGCCACCGGCTCGGCGTTCAGGCGATGGCCGCGCCAGCCTGCCTTCGTTACGTCGATGAGCGTCTTCCTGCCTCCTCTTCTCGCGCGGTAACCCGCGCGCAGTCGTGCTGCCTGGGGGAATGAGATGATGCGGGCGCCGTTACTGGTGGGATACCGTCCGGTAACACGCCCGGTAACCGCGTCAGTCCCGGTCATCTGGGCTGGAACCGAGCTGAGCAGGTCAGCCGTGGCGCCGATGAGACGGTCCACGGGTACGCCGAATACCTCGCTGAGGTCGACCAGGTCCTGTAGGGCCCACTCACGCGAGCCGTTCATCCTCTTGGAGACAGTCGTCCGGTCGGTTTCGAGCTGGGCGGCCAGCTCTGCGTTCGTCATGCGACGCAGAGCGAGTAAGACGCGCACGTTGGCGCGGAGGACCTCCTGGAGGTCCGTGCTCTTCTCCATGTGGCAATGATGCCATCGTCGCACATGATGTGCCAACCCCGGACCGTGGTCATCCCACTACGTGGCGAATTTGTCATGTTCGTGACCAAATCGAGGTTGCGCGTGGCAGTTACGCCACATAGCGTGGCAGCATGCCCCCGAACGACAGCAACCTCTCCCACAAGGCGCAGCTCGCGGGCCTAATCCTTGAGGTCCCGCTTGAGGACTGGGTTAACGAGAAGCGCAACTACGGCACGTCGTGGGATGCCATCTCCATCGATCTCGCGATCGCCACCGGTGGTCGGGTTCGCTACAGCGGCGAGCACCTCCGGCGCCTCTTCAAGCCGGTCTCGGCCGAGGACGCGGCATGACCGCCCTCATCCCGTTCGAGTACTCGGGCCGACAGGTCCGCACAGTCCAGGTAGACGGAGAGCCGTGGTTCGTAGCGGCGGACGTCTGCGCCGTGCTCGAACTCAACAACGTCACGATGGCCGTCGCGTCGCTGGACGAGGACGAGAAGGGGTTCAGCACTATTGAGACCCCTGGCGGTGAGCAGCGCGTTGTCATCGTCAACGAGCCGGGCCTGTACTCGCTGATCCTCCGCAGTCGCAAGCCGGAGGCGAAGGCGTTCAAGCGGTGGCTGACGCACGAGGTGATCCCAGCGCTCCGCAAGCGCGGTCGCTACGACGTTCCTGCCGACTTCGCAACGGCACTGGAGCTCGCGGCGAAGCAGGCCCGCGAGATCGAGGCGCAGCGCGCCGAACTCTCCATCGTCAAGCCGCAGGCCGAAGCCTGGACGACCCTCGCCGACACCGGAGCGGACTACTCAGTCCGCGAGGCCGCCTACATCCTCAACCGGGACCCGTCGATCGAGACCGGCCAGATCAGGTTGTTCGGCCTGCTGAAGGACTGGCGGCTGATCGGCGCGGACAAGCGCCCCTACGCCACCCACGCGAAGCACGTCACGTTGCGTCCGCAGACACGGCGGTTGTCCTCGGGTGAGCGGGTTCCCGCCGCACCTCAGGTCCGGGTGACCGTGGAGGGGTTGGCGTACCTGCACAAGCGGATGGGCGGAACAGCTCCGCTGGACACGTCTGGGTTGGACGGTGCCGCATGAGTGACCACGTTGAGAAGTCCGCGATCCTAAGCGACTGCGGCACCTATCGCTACGAGCTCCGCCGCGCCTGGGACGATCGCCCGCCTGTCGGATGGATCATGCTCAACCCGTCCACGGCCGACGCGAACGAGGATGACCCGACAATCCGGCGGTGCATGGCCTACGCAAGAGCATGGGGCCACGGCGGAATCGTCGTCCGCAACCTGTATGCCCTGCGGTCCACCGACCCGAAGGTGCTCAAGACGCACCCGAACCCGGTTGGTCCGGACAACGCCCGGCACCTCCTGCGCTGCGCTGGCGAGCCGTACACGGTGTGCGCCTGGGGCAACAACGCCGACCCGCACGACGTGGCTTGGTACATCGGCATGTTCATCGCGCCGATGGCGGACCTCCGCGCGCTCGCGGTGACCAAGGCGGGCCAGCCTTCGCACCCCCTGTACCTCAAGGGTGATCTCCGACCTGTGCCGTGGTCGCCGTCGTCGACCTTGGGCGGTGCGGCATGACCCGCTACCTCGTCACCCTCACTTCCGATGAGGAGATGGTCGAACAAGAAGTCGACTGGTCTCCCGAAACCGCCGCTGCTGTGAGTGCGCTCGCCCGGTCCATCAACGCGAAAGCCACATGGTCCGCGTCCCCTCGGATGCACGTGTGCCTCGTTTGCCCACCGCCAACCCTGGAGATGCAGCATGAGCAAGAAGTCGTTCCACATCAGTGACATCCTGTCTGTGTCCACGGAGATCCTGGTCTCCAGAGATCACATCAACGGCGTCCTGAACATCATGAGCCACATGACCGAGGACGTGATCTACAGCAATCAGATCCCCCTCGCGGTTCCCGCGATGAAGCCAGACCTGCTCCAACAGTTCCCGTGGTTGAAGGACATCGCAGTGCCGTCCTTGTCGGGCGAGGCAGAGTGTGTCGCGTGGGTGGCATCAGTCGCGAACGTCCACGGCGAGTGGCACGAGGTCGAGTCCGCGCCTCTCGCATGGGGCAAGCACGACGTGTTTCAGGACCTCAAGAACCAGTGGCCGGACATGCCCGTCATCGTGATCGATGCTGATGGTGCGGCATGACCCCCGAGGTACGGATGGCACCCACCAAGCGGTCCATCGCCTACAGGTTCTCGGTAGACCACCGTTGGACGGTCCAGACGGGCGAGTTCTTCGAGCGATACGTGTCCACCGAAGAGGTCGAGGACTGGACCCCCGCTTCTCCCGGCGTCCAGTGAGGACGGTGCAGCGTGAGCTCCACCGCAGACAAGATCCGCGCCGCCGTGGAGTCCTTGGTCCTCGGCAACTCCGAGAAGCAGCGCCAGGAACTCGAACGCCAGGCAGAGGAAGCACGGAAGGAGGCGAAGCAGTGACCTCCAAGTGCGGCACCTACGCCGGATGGAACCAGCATCAGCAGCGCGGTTCGAAGCCGTGCGGGGAGTGCAACTCGGCGCAGGCGCGTTACATCCGGGAGTGGCGGATTCGCAACGGACACACCAAGAGCGTGAACGTCCCGGTCGACGTGATGCAGGAAGCCTTGAAGTCTCTCGACGCCTGGACCGTGCTGTACCGGCACCTCGGCCCGGACATGGTCGACGCGATCAAGCACGCGCCGAAGGCCAGCGGCGAAGCCGCCACAAAGAAGTAGAGGGCCCTGCGCCCCCGACCAAGAAACGCAGAGCCCTCTCAACCACAAACGGAAGTGAAGGTTCCGAGATGGTGTCACCACAGGCTACCCAACCCCCGCAACAGTCAACCCCTGACTCTGTGCGGATCACAGCAGAGCGAGCAGCGATCCAGAGGTTCATCGCCTCCGAGTGGAAGCGGGCGAGTCTGATCGCCCAGGCCGAGCGTGACGACAGGGACGTCCTGTTCGCCGGCCAGCCGAGCTCTCACGCGATGTTGTCCGCCAATCGCAGGGTGATCGCGGCGAACGCGGTGGAGCAACACTTCGCCGCGGTGGCTGCGGCGTACGGCGTGAAGCTCGACAACCGCGACTTCCCGGGGGTGCAGCGATGATCCTGCTTCTCATCCCCGCCTTCGCTGCTCTGGTAGCCGCAAGCGCCTGGGGCTTGATGCTCACGGTCGGCGTGCTGCACCACGACTGGTGGACTGTCATCCCGACGATGTCCTACAACACGGCGATCCTGGTGGTCGTCATCTCGATGGCCTCAGCGTCGCTGACCTACCTGGCGGCCGAAGTGGTCAAGGCGGTCTTGTCATGACCCTGGTTCTGGAGGACACCGACCAGTGGGACCGGGAACCCGAGGTGGCTCACCCGGACGACTACTTGCTGGACATCGACTGGACGACAGCGTTCGAGTTCGGAGGGGACAGATGAGCGCGCCGAAGCATCTGTGGGAGATCGACCACCCGTACTACGCGCCGGACGGGAACATGAACGACGAGCCTTCGTTCGCTGCGCTCAAAGCGGTCGTTGACCGCAGCGACGAGGACATGAACGTCGTCTACCGGTGGGACTGGTTCGACGCTTCACAGCCCATTCACGACGAGCTGTTCATCGAAGGTGACGACCGGAGCGAGGAGAAGCTCACCGTTCACCTGATGATGCCGCGCAAGTCTGGGTTCTGGGCTGTGAGGTGCCCGGTCCAGAAGCACCAGGAGTTCGAGGTCCTGGAGTGGCTGCGCGGCCCGCGATGTCTGGGCTACCTCCAGAAGCTCTGGGAGCCGGTCCTGGACGCGATCTCCTCGGGTGAGCCGTCTGACCGTGAGCGTGCGATCTGGGGCCACCACGTCACCGCGCTGGAGCAGATCCAGGTGTCGGTGAACGAGCAGCTGCTCGCCACCCGACGCAGGGCGGCGGAGGAGGAGTCATGACCTCCACGGATCTGGCGGACGCACTCCAAGTATCCGACCGTCTCCTTGACTCTCTGGGCTCCGCTACCCCACCTGTGCGGCCGAACGACTGGTTGGTGTCGATGCTTCTGCGGTGGCGTGAGGCGATCGAGTCGGAGTCCATGCCGGAGTGGGTGGCGGCATGAGCGACCCGCTGATCGAGGCCTGGAATGAGGCCTCGCACTTCGACGACTGGAACGTCAAGGTCGTCTACAGGAAGACGTTCCTGAGGCTCGTTGCCGATGAAGTCGACCGGCAGGCCAGAGAGCTGTACCGCCGGGCGGACAACCTGCCGCTGACCAACGAGTGTCAGATACAGCGCCTCGGGGACTTCCGTGCGGTCGCCGACAAGCTCACGGACCGAGCCCGCGAGTTGCGAGAGGCGGTCGAGTCGTGACCCGCCTCCCGTACTCCGAGGACCTCTACCAACTCCTCCACCGCGTCGCCGAACACCTCGTGGTGTTGCACGACGAATGCGAAGTCCACGCCCCCGGCTGGTCATGGACGCAGTCGGACATGTCCGAGCCGTTCCAGCAGCTGTGCACGGACGCCCGTCACGCCGGCCTCATCGACCTGGGATACCACCAGCCGTGGGGATCCCCAGCCTTCCTGTCCCCGTCCGGTGTGGAACGGCTGGAGGAGTTGTACCGCAGGCACATGAGCGAGAACGGAGGTGTGGTCGCGTGAGCGTCCTCAAGTTCGAGATCGATGGTCAGATGGTCGATGCGGACGATGTTTCTTGGTACTGCTACGCCCCCTGCGGCTGCTGCTGCGGCGTCACGATGCTCACGCGCGCCAATGGCCTGCTGGTGTCCGAGGACGACGTATGGCGGGAGTGGGAACCGAACCCGACAACGCGAAAGCGGGATCGGGCAGCCGGGTTCAGGTTCCGACTCGATCTTCGCGCGAAGGTGCGGGAGCTGCTCACGATGCCGAACGAATGCCCGCACGTCCCAAGTTGGGGTGTCGAGAAGACGCAGATCCCCAGTGATCACCGCTGGGCTGCGTCCAGTCAGCGATCAACCATGCGCGACCGCAAGCACATCGTCCCGATCGAGCACACGGTGGACACCCCGAAGAAGGGCGAGCCGTTCCCGCCGTGGACGGGCGTGAAGCACAACTCCCTGTGTGGGCGTAGCGAGATGCGCTGGTGGGGCGACCAGTTCTCCGTGAGCGACCTTCCGGAGTGCACGCGGTGTGTCAAGGCGGCGAAGAAGGTGACCTCATGAGCCAGCACGCGATCATCCACGGGGACCTGACTTCCCTCGCCGAACCCGCCGCCGTGAAGGAGGACGTGTTCGCGGAAACCCTCGTCCCCCAACTACCCGAGGTGCCGTTCCTCGACAACCTCGCCTCCCTTGTTACAGCACTGCGGTCCAGCACCGAACTGGTGGAGACCATCGACACCATCCGCCCCGCCCTGCCCAACGAGCTGTACATCCGGGTGTTCACCGGCATGGGCGAGACAGTGTTGGAGTTGTGGGCGTTGCTGCTCACCGACGTCACCACGTTGGCCTACCGGTACGAGAAGGGTGTGGACGGGGAGATCTGCGGACTTCTTGGTGGGGTCCGCGTGAAGATCGTGGGCCTGATCCCTTCCGACTCTGTTCCTGAGGGCGTGGGGGAACACGCGTGGACTCTTCCCGAGGTGACGTCGTGACTTCAGCTCTCGACCACCTGCCGGAGGCTCCGCCCGAAGGGCGCATCCAGATGGGCTGCTGCAACCCCAGGCCGTGGGAGCCGGTGTGCGTGGGCTGTCCCGGCCGGAGGTTCTCGCCGGAGCTGGTGATCGAGGGATTCGCTGGCCCCGGTGGCTGGAGTGAAGGACTGCGCCAGGCCGGTTTCACGGGTACCGCGGTGGGGTTCGAGCTCGACTGGCAGGCGTGCAAGACCGCTATGGCAGCAGGGCATCAGCGAGTGCAGGCCGACGTATCGGCGGCTGCCCTCACGCGCCTTGTCAGGCCAGGTGTGAATGGGGCGCTGATGTCCCCGCCGTGCCCGCCGTGGTCCATGTCAGGACGGAGATTGGGCCCGCTTGATCGGCGGAATGTGCTGCGCCGCATCGACGCGTTCGCTGACGGGCACACCCCCGAGGTGGTGGAGTGGAACGACCCGAGGTCCTTCCTCTGCGCTGAGCCGATGCGATGGGCTGTGGCTTTGCGTCCCCGGTGGATCGCACTTGAGCAGGTGCCTGGCGCCCTTCCGCTGTGGCAGCACATCGGGGGACACCTGGAGACCATGGGCTACTCGGTGGTCACGGGCGTGCTGCGGTGCGAGGAGTACGGGGTGCCGCAAACCCGTAAGCGGGCGGTGCTCGTGGCCCGGATGGATGGGGTGGCAACGCTCCCCGCTCCCACGCATCGCCGCTACCGCAAGGGTGTCGCACAGCACGAAGGTGACTCCCGTCATCTCCCGTGGGTGTCGATGCATGACGCGATTGGGTGGGGGATGACGGATCGCCCCGCGTGGACTGTCACCGCCGGCGGTGTTGCAACCGGTGGGGCTGAGGTGTTCGGCAACGCGAAATGCCGCGCCCTCCTCGGAGGACGCCGTCCCACCCATGCCGAGGCTGCCGCCTTGCAGGGATTCCCGCCCGGCTACCCGTTCTCCGGTGACACCAAAGGCGTCGTCAGCCGGCAGATCGGGGACGCCGTCCCCCCGCCTCTCGCCACAGCGATCCTCAGGCCTCTCATCTCCAGCGTCTCCGCTGTTGCCGCCTGATACCCCCCATCACGTAGAGGAGACATGAAGTAATGCCACAGCAAGATGAGGGGTCGCTGCGCTCCCAGGCCTCCGGCGGAGTGGTCGAGCCGCGCCCGGTGTACGCAGATCCCAGTGTGGGCTACGACAACTACGGCGAAGACGGCGACCGGCCGCAGGACTTCGGCGCCGGGTGGGACCTGTCGTTCGGTTGCAAGGTCTCGTTCGGGTACTGCGAAGGCGAGCTCCGCGCTTCGGTGTCATTGTCGGACCACGACCTGCGCGCTGGTTGCACGATCAGATCCATCACCCGCGAGCAGCTCAACGCGTTCGCCAGTGGACTCCGCGAGGTCGTAGCGCTGGGCGGGACCAACGAGGCGTGGTGGACCGACGACGACGAGCGAACCTACAAGGTGCGGGTTCAGGGTGTCGAGACAGTCGCGACCATCAAGCTGGAGGACGGCGAGACCCGCGAGGTCGGGCTGAGCGAGCTTCGTCCCGTGTTGGGCGGTGAGAACGGTGACGACTAGCACCACACCCCAAGACCGTGCGGTCGCGGCTCTGATCGAGCGCTTCCGTCCACGCGTGTTCCCGTACATCGGCATCAAGCCTGAGATGGACCGCGCGGAGAAGGCCATCTACGACCACCGCGAGCTCACCATGGGCGAGATCGTCGACTGCCTCGCTGACGCTGGTCTCCTCTCTTCTGGCACACAGGAAGAAGAAGGGGATGGGTCGCTTCGCTCGGAGCCTTCGGCAGACGGTGCACGCGTGTCGTTCGACGAACTCGTGGACTGGGTCGCCCGCCTTGAAGTGACAGTGAAGCCGGTCGACGGATCGGTCTGCATCAACGCGGAGTCGATGGCCGAAGCGATCGGGGACTTCCTCCATCTCAACGGGATCGAGGTGACCCATGGCTGACGTCCTTCTCCTTCACGGCTTGGAGTGCTCCAAGTGCACCCGGCCGGCGAGATCCCACAACTTCCGCACGGGCCAGACCATCCACCTCTCCCCGTACGCCACCCACTGCCAGGTATCCCCTCCTCGCCTGTTCACCTCGGAGGTGAGTCGTGAGCCCTCTAATCCTCTTGCCCGCGCGACAGCAGGAAATCCTGGAGCTGCTCAACCAGGGCATGGTTGAGCGGGCGATCGCGGCCAAGCTGTGGCTGTCGTACAACACGGTCCGGACTCACACGCGGAAGATCCGCGACTACTTCGACACGCACTCCAACCGGGAGTCGGTTCTCCGAGCTCGGGCGTGGGGGTTTGTGGGGCCTGAGGACTGGCCGGTCGGCTCGGGGCCTCTTCTGGCGGTGTTGAGATGACCGCGGTGGTGGAGCTGTCCGGTGAGGCGGCCCGGAAACTGCGACGTGAACAGCGGATGGCCGCCCTTCTCCGCAAGTGCGAGGGCGTCGTTGTCCGGGGCGACTGGCAGCAGTCGGCCGCATGCAGTGGAAGCAGTCCCGATCTGTTCGCTCTCGACGACTCGGACTCGGGGACTCCTTCCGGTCAGGTCCACGAGGTGAATCTGTTCCGTCACGAGGCGGCGGTCAGGTTCTGCCACCGGTGCCCGGTGCGCCTGATGTGTCTGGCGGATGCGCTGGAGAGGGGCAGCAAGGGCACGTGGGGTGCTGAGCTGCTGACGGATGAAGACCATTTGGCGGCCCGCCGGGTGCGCAAGCAGATGTGGGAGGCGAAGCAGTGAACGACGTCCTGAGGGTCGCGGCGTTGAAGGTCCTGAAGGACTACGTGTCGGCGCGCTACGACGAGGCGCGCGAGGAGATGAAGGCACGCCTGAGCAAGGGCGACCGGCTCACCGCACGTAGCCCGTTGAACGACGAGAAGATCGGCGCGGTCTGGCTGACCGACCCGGAGCGTACCGCCTCCGTTGTGGACCCTGGCGCTCTGCTGTCGTGGGTCGAGATGCACTACCCGGAGCAGGTGTACTCCCCATATCGGGTGACCGCGTCGGAAGACCAGATCCGAACGCTGCTGTTCGAGCACGCCCCGGACTGGCTGGTGCGGGAGGAGAAGGTGCAGCCAGCGTTCGTCGCGGAGCTGCTGAAGCTCGCCGCCAAGGTGGGTGAGGCGGTCGGGCCCGGCGGGGAGCTGGACGTGCCGGGCATCGCCATCAAGGTGCGGGACGGGGTAGTCACCTGCCGCCCGGACAAGGAGAAGGCGCTGCCGCTCGTGCTGGAACTGCACCAGACCGGCTTGTTGAGCCTGGACGGCACCGTCCGCGAGATCGAGGGGAATGTGGCGTGAACACGGACACCGCTGCGAAGCTGCGTGCGCCGTTCGAGCGCAAGCAGATCGGCAAGCTCCCCAAGGTCACGTGCGGCGACTGCCGGGACCGCAACAAGGTGTGCTCGGAGCACAGGCGGCAGAAGTGCGGCACCTGCAAGGCCTACATCTCCACCGCGCACATGCACGTGGACTTCGTCGGCCACGCCGATGTGACGGACCGTCTCCTGTCCGTGGATCCGCAGTGGAACTGGGAGCCGCTCGGGTTCGACTCGTTCGGCTCGCCCGCGTTCGACGGCAACGGTGGGCTGTGGATCCGTCTCACGGTGGGAGAGGTGTCGCGCCTCGGCTACGGGCACGCGGACGGCAAGAAGGGCGGCGACGCGGTCAAGGAGGCCATCGGTGACGCGATCCGCAACGCGGCCATGCGCTTCGGTGTCGCACTGGATCTGTGGCGCAAGGAGACCGCGGTGGTCACGGACGATGTCCCCTCTCGTGAGGTGGAGCGTCCAGCGCAGACGGTGGAGGAGCGCAAGAAGGAACTCCGCTCGCAGATCGTCACGGTCAGCCGGCGCAAGGGGCGCGAGAAGATCGAGGTGATCGAGGACCACTTCACCGCGTGGTCGGGCCAGAAAATGCTGAAGATTCACTCGGCGTCGACCGAGGCCCTCGCGGAGTACCTGACGCACATCCAGGCCGAGGCGGGTGATTCATGAGCGAGTCCATCCGTCATCTCGGCAACGTGTCGCGGGCGTACGAGCTCAAAGCGGACGCGGCCGACGAGGTGTACACGGAAGCCGCGGAGGCCGACGCCAACCACAAGTACGCGCACGCCAGAGCGGTCCTGCTGTTCAAGGAGTCCGGCGAGCGTATGTCGCAGGGCGAGGCAGAGACCCGCGCTGACGCTGACGACGAGGTAGCCAGGCTCTACCGGGAGAAGGTTGTCACGCGGGCGAAGGCGGACGCCCTGAAGGCGAAGCTGACCCAGATGCGGGAGCAGCAGGCCAACGTCCGCACCGCCGTGGTGGACGAGCGTGGCGTGGACGAGGGTCACGCTCGTGGATACGGGGGCCAGACATGACCGAGCATCGCTGCATCTGCACTCCCGAGTACTGCTACGGCGATGAGGGCGAAGTGGACCTGTGCCTCCACTGCCACCTCGATCCGAACGGCCGCCGCTGGTGCCCTGCGCGGGACGAGGTGGACGAGTGAAGCCCCGCATCCTCATCACCGTCTCCCGCAAGTACCGCGACTTCTCCACCATGCGCGAGGTTCTCGGGAAAGTCTTCACCCAGTACCCGGAGGGGATCCTGGTGCACGGGGACTGCCCCGAAGGGGACCGCGCAGCGGCGAACATCTGGAAACGCCTGGGCGGACAAGACGAACCCTGGCCGGCAGCGTGGGGATCCAAGTGCACCTCGGTGTGTGACCACAAGCCCCGCCAACGCAAAGACGGATCCGAGTTCTGCCCTGTCCCCGGCCCTGCCCGTAACGCCCGCATGATCGAGTCCAACCCGGACCTGGTGCTGGCGTTCCTGAGGAACAACTCCAGTGGAGCCAGGGGAACCTATGACCTCGCCAAGGGTGCAGGACTCAACGTCGTCGACCCATACGTACAGGAAGGGACTGACCATGGCGCGTGATCCTGAGACGCGGTTTTGGCAACGGGTTGACGCCTCTGGCGACTGCTGGGTCTGGCTCGGAGGCTTGAACGACGGCGGCTACGGGCGGTTCTACCTCGACAGGAAATGTCATCCAGCACATCGCTTCGCCTGGACGGTCCTCGTTGGACCAATTGCTGATGGCCTGGTCATCGACCATCTCTGCCGCAACCGCGTGTGTGTCAACCCGGATCACCTGGAGCCGGTGACTCATCGCGAGAACATCCTTCGGGGTGTGTGTCCGGCCGCGAAGTTCGCTGCTGCCACGAAGTGCGTGAACGGTCATGATTTCGACGCTAAGAACACCTACCGATTCCCCGGTCGGGGAAACCGCGATTGTCGCGAGTGTCGGCGGCAGCGTGCCCGCGCCAAGTGGGCCAAAAGGAGGGCGTCATGACCCTCTCTATCCCTGTGTCCTGTCCCTCCTGTCCAGAAGTACTACGGGTACCACTCACTGCTTTCGATCTGCCAGAGGGAAGGTTCTTGGGGGTCAAGGCGGATGAGTTGCTGGAGCACGTGGCTATGCATGAGGAGGCAAGGTGAAGCCGCCCTTCGCCTACTTCGGCGGCAAGACCCGCTTGGCGGGCTGGATCGCTGGTCAGCTCCCGGAGCACCAGCACTACGTGGAGCCCTTCGGTGGGTCACTGGCGGTGCTTCTATCCAAGGAGGCAGCTCCGATGGAGACCGTGAACGACTTGGATTCTGACCTCGTCACGTTCTGGCGGGTGCTTCGCGAGCGGACGGACGACCTGATCCGGGCATGCTGGCTGACCCCGCACTCACGCGCAGAGCAGCAGCAGGCGAACGTGCGAGAGCAGCCAGGCGAGCTGGACGATCTGGAGCGCGCACGCAGAGTCTGGGTGCAGCTGTCGCAGGGTCGGGGTGGGGTCCGGTCGAACACCGGATGGCGGCACTATGAGAAGCCTGTCGGGTCTACTTCGATGCCGCGGTATCTGAGCGGCTACGTAGCCCGCATGGCTCCTGCCTTGGAGCGCCTGCGGGGAGTGTCTCTGGAGTGCCGGCCAGCGCTTGAGGTCGTGGCCTCTTACGGCAAGCACGCAGATGTGCTGATGTACGTCGACCCGCCGTATCTCGGGGCGACCCGATCGAGCGGCGGCTACCGACACGAGATGCGCGCGGCCGCAGACCACTGCGAACTTGCGGATGCGCTGAACGCCTGTCAGGCCAAGGTGGTCTTGTCGGGCTACCACTCCCCCCTTTACGTCGATCTGTACCGCGGATGGCGAGTTGCCAGCACTCCCACCAACACGGGACAGGGCGGTACCTGGTCCGAGCGGACCGAGGTCCTCTGGTTCAACGAGGCAGCCGAGGAGAGTTTGATGGGCGGTGTGGCATGAAGCGCTCCCGCCTCCAGCGCAAGACCCCCTTGAAGTCCACTGGGTCGCTCCGCTCCACGCCTCCGGCAGACGGGTCAGGTAAGCCGGCAAGGCGCAAGCCAGGAAAGCAAACAGGTGAGTCGGCGGCACGCAAGGCTGTGGCGGAGCGCTCCGGCGGGATCTGTGAGATCCGCGAGCCGGGTTGCTACGGCAGGGCCACCGACTGGCACCACCGGAAACTGAGGGGACAGGGCGGTCCGTGGCACGTGCAGAACGGCCTCCACTTGTGCCGCTTCTGCCACGAGCTGGTGACCAACACCCGCGGTCGCCGCAAGGAGTTCGAGGGCTACGGCTGGCTCGTCCCGTCCCACGAGGACCCCGCCGAGGTGGACTGCTTGATCTACACCCGGTGGTTCAGGCACGACTACGTGAGGCTGCTGGGCGAGTACCCGTGGGTGGAGCTCGCCGAATTCCCTGCTGGGGATCCCCGTCACCCCGACGACATCGAGCGTCCACAACAACCATCGACAGTGGACGGTGCGGCTTGATCGCCCATCCGGCCTAACTTCACTCTGTAACCGTTGTCGCCCAAGGGTTTCCGGGTGGCAGCGCGCACGACAAACAGACCCGAACAGCGTAAGATCCTTGGAAGCAAAGAGGGGCCAAGCGTGCTACCGCTTAGCCCCTCGCCTCTCACTCCAAGGACTAGTTGGAAGGAGGCTGTGGTGACGATTTTCCCACAACCCCTGCTCTCCCGTACAGACTCCGGTCGGGTCGTGTTCCCCAGAGTCCCAGCCCGGCTGGTGATGTGATGGCCGGGCCCCCCATCAATGCCGTCCCCACCAGCTACCGCGGCACGCTCTTCCGCTCCACGCTGGAAGCAGACTGGGCTGCGACATTCGACTCCATGGGCTGGTACTGGCAGTACGAGCCAGAAGCTGTGAGGTTGCGTAGCGGTCAGTACTACCGTCCCGACTTCTATCTACCTGCACAGCGCGTGTGGTGCGAGGTCAAGGGGCCCCACAACGAACGCCTGGACAAGGCGGTCGAGTTGCAGGAGACCCTGAGCTACGACGCCTACGCCTGGGAAACCGCACTAGTCGTGATCCTGCGCGCCCCCGGTCCGGGAGACGTCGCGGTGTGGCACGGCACCAGCGCCCTCCAGGACATCGTCCTCGTCCGCTGCGTCGAGTGCGGTCACTACTGCTTCATGGACTACGACGGCATCTGGGCATGCCGGCATCACATCAGCGTCGGCCAGACGCCTCGCTGCCCCTGGAAGAACGGCGGAGAACTCCTGCGCTCCGACAGGGACGCCCAATTCACCCGTGTTCCACGCCCCTCGAAGCGGGGTGCGTGACCCATGGTGTGGTTCAAAGTGGACGACAAGTTTCACTCGCACAACAAAGTCCGCAAGGTGCTAGCGGACGATCCAGCTGCTCTCGCCCTATGGGTAGTCGCTGGCTCGTGGTCGTCAGACAACCTCACAGACGGGTTCGTCCCAGATCACCAGCTCCCGTGGCTCATCCCGGCAGGCGCGGACACGTTGGCTCAGAAGCTAGTCACCGCGGGGCTTTGGCGTCGGGTGCGCGCCGGCCATCAGTTCCACGAGTGGGAAGAAGACGGCAACGGAGACAAGAGGAACCCCAGTCGCGAGGAGGTACTGAGCACACGTCGAAAGAAGGCCGAAGCAGGTCGTGCGGGTGGCCTGGCCAGCGGAAAGACTCGAAGCAAACGTCAAGCACCTGCTGAAGCAAGTGCTCAAGCAGATGCTGAAGCACGTGCTAAGGGTTTGGTTGAACCCCCGACCCGACCCGACCAAAAGAACAACAAGAAATCTTCATCACCCGCTCCGCGGGCGACGGAGGACGTGGAGTTCGCCAGGTTCTGGGAGGTCTACCCGCGGAAGGTCGGCAAGGGTGAAGCACGCAAGGCGTGGGCAAAGCTGCGCAAGCAGGGAGTCGATACCGAAGACCTGATCGCTGGAGCCCAGCGCTACCGCGACGACCCGAGGCGGAACCCCGACTACACCAAGCATCCAGGCCCTTGGCTCAACGCCGAACGATGGACCGACCAGCCCGAGGTCCAAGCCAGCAGCGCGCCGACTGGATGGTGGGACAACTGATGGACGTCCTGCGCGAACTCGTCCTGCCACGGCTGAAGGGCCTGCGCCCCGCGGGTGGCGGGTTCACGGCCCAGTGCCCTGCTCACGAGGACAGCCGGGCAAGTCTGTCCGTGTCCGCGGGCAATGAACATCCCGTGGTGCTGCACTGTCACGCCGGGTGTGACCGCGATGCCGTGCTGGAGAAACTGGGTCTCACGTGGGAGCAGGTGTGTGAACCGCGCGAGGAACGCCAGCGTGGCGAGTGGACCCCCAAGGGCGAAGCCGTGGCCGTGTACGACTACGTCGACGAGGACAGCGCCCTGCTGTTCCAGGTTCTTCGCACCGCAGACAAGCACTTCTTCCAGCGTCGCCCCGATGCGACGAAGAAGGGCGGTTGGGGGTGGAAGCTCGATGGCGTGCGCCGTGTCCCCTATCGCCTGCCAAAGCTGATCGAGGCCCTGGACAGTGCGCAGCCGGTGTGGATCGTCGAGGGCGAGAAGGACGTGCAGAGCCTGGAGCGACATGGCGTCATCGCCACATGCTCCCCTGGTGGGGCGGGGAAGTGGCGGCCCGAGTACGACGGGTTCTTCGTGGACGCGGACGTGACGATCGTGGCCGACAAGGACGGGCCTGGCGAGAAGCACGCCAGGACTGTGGCGCGGGCACTCACGGACGTGGCTGCCGCGGTGCGGATTGTGGAGGCCAAGGCCGGCAAGGACGCGACAGATCACCTGGAGGCGGGCTACAACCTGGACGAGTTCATCGAGACCTGGACGGGAAGTGAATCAACGAAGATTCATCTCGCCCAAGACCTCTGGGAGTTCATCGGCCAGGAAGATTCTCCGCACGACTGGGTGGTTCCCGGTCTACTTGAGCGTGGTGATCGTCTGATCTGGACTGGCTTCGAGGGGCTCGGCAAGTCGATGTTCGTTCGGCAACTCGCCGTCACGACCGCGGCAGGCCTGGATCCGTTCCGGTTCACGCACAACCCGCCCAGGAACGTGCTGCTGATCGACTGCGAGAACTCCGAGTCCCAGGGCCGGAGGAGGTTCCGGCCTCTCGCCTCGGCGTCGGTGAACGTGCGTCGCCGGGTTCCGGATGGCGGACTTCGGCTGATCCACCGCCCTGAGGGGCTGGACCTGCTGCGAGACGACGACGCCGCGTGGTTGCTGGAGAGGGTCACCGCGCACAAGCCGGACCTGTTGATGATCGGCCCGTTCTACCGCCTGCACGCCTCGAACATCAACGACGAGGTAGCTGCCCGCAAGACCGTGGCGGTACTGGATCACGCCCGAGCGAAGGTGGACTGCGCCTTGGTGGTGGAGGCGCACGCAGGCCACGGCGAGCACGGCATGAACCGTTCAGTCCGTCCAGTGGGCAGCTCGTTGCTGCTGCGCTGGCCGGAGTTCGGCTACGGAATCAAGCCGTTCGCTGTGGATCACGACGGAAAGTCTCGGCACGTGAAGGTCGAACCGTGGCGCGGCGACCGCGACGAACGGGACTGGCCCAACCAGTTGGTGTGGGGCAACCCGTGGCCGTGGCAACTGCCGGAGGTCTTGCCCTCAAGCCAGTCATGGCCCTCGCATTACGAACCTGAAGACAGAGAGGACGACTGATGGCAGGCGAAACGCCGATCACCGTGGTGGGGAATCTGACTGCGGATCCCGAACTACGGTTCACCCAAAGCGGAGCCGCGGTGGCCTCGTTCACTGTGGCTTCCACCCCGTCCCACTTCGACAAGGCCAGCGGTAAGTGGGTGGACGACCCCGCGCTGTTCATGCGCTGCAACATCTGGCGTCAGCCGGCCGAGAACGTGGCCGAGAGCTTGACCCGCGGCACCCGCGTGGTGGTGACGGGGCGTCTGCGTCAGCGCAGCTTCGAGACCAAAGAGGGCGAGAAGCGCACTGTCGTGGAACTCGAAGTCGACGAGATCGGTCCCTCCCTGCGCTACGCCACGGCGAAGGTGAACAAGGTCAGCCGCGGTGATGGCGGTGGGTTCGGTGGCGGGGCGAAGTCCGACGCGGCCGAGGACCCCTGGGGCTCAGCTCCTCCTGCCACCAGTGGTGGGTTCGCCGACGAGCCTCCCTTTTGAACCCCTGACAGCACCACAGACGCACGTTCCCCACCATTCGCTAGTGAGGAGACCCCAGAAGTGAGTGAGCAGACGCAGAGGGCAAATGAGGAGGCTCGCCCTTCGGGCTCCGAGCCTTCGGCAGCTACGGACTGGCAAGCCGAGTACTGCCGCGTCCATGCCGAACTCCAGGGCGCATACGCCGAGATCTCCTCGCTTCGGCGTGAGTCGGCCGAGAACCGGCAGGCCTACGAGCGCACCTTCGCCCGCTTGCGTGACATCGAACTGGACGACTTGGCGGCCTCCGGCAAGGGAGATGCGGCATGACCCGGGTCATCGCCTGCGGCCAAGCCGAAGTCATGGGCGACGGGTGTCCGGGCTGTGGCGGCTGGCTCCACTGCGAAGTCCGAGGTGGGTACGCAGGCCCGAAAGGTTGGCGGTTCTGCTCCGAAGAGTGCGCCGCTGACCAGGAGGAGTACGTCGCACGGCAGCACCTTGAAGCACACGTCGGCACGCGAGACCTGCTGTGCGAGTGCGAGGAAGTCTGCGCACCCCGTGGCCTGCCCACTGAGGAGATGCGTCAGGAGTACGCCGACTACCTCAAGTCGAACGGAGAGTGACATGACCACCTACAGGTTCGAAGAGATCAAGCAGCAGGCACGCAAGCGGGTTCCGTGCGACGAGTGCGGCAAGAAGGTGACCCGCCAGAAGACGTTCACCATGACACTCAACCCGTTCAACAAGAACGATGACGGCACGGTGCGTAACCGCTACGAGATCCGCGAGGCCCTGCTGGAGAAGGCCAGGCAGTGGCAGGCCAAGCAGGACGGGGAGCTGTGTACCCCCTGCTACAACGCCAAGTGGTTCCCGAGCGGTGTGGCATGAGCTCGCCGACGACCGCCCAGGACGCGTGGGCGCAGGTGTCGGGCTACGTGGCCGCGATGGTCCAGGAAGGCAGTGACGACGCTGCGCAGATCCTCGCCCTCATGCACGAGCTCAAGCCAGCGACGCGGGTGTTCACGGGCACAGTCGAGGACCTCCGCAAGGGGGCTACCGGATGAGACCCTGCTACGCCTACCGCTGCTACGTATGCGCGGAGATGCCTGAGTGGAGCTTGGAACGGCTCGGAGACGCCGCGTGCACGTGGGCCTGTGGCAACCACCTCCAGAGCGCCATGCGGGCGATGCAGCGCCCGTGGGAGGTCTCCGAGATCCACGTGAAGCCGTTCGAGCGCAGGACGAAGGTCTACAAGCGCGACGACGGCAAGTGGATCGTGGTGTGCCTGCGCTGCGAGCCGCGAGCCTGGGACACGGCGGAGGAGTGGGGTCACGCTTGGGAGATGGCGCTGTTCCATGTCGCGGTGTGGCATGCAGACAAGGGCGCTTCGGTTGGACAGGAGGAGGTGGCATGAGCGAGTGGAAGGTGCGCATCGGCTACCTGCCCCGAGACATCGCCGATGAGGCGAAGCATGTCGTGTACGACCAGATCAAGGACGACAGCGTCCAGTACGCGGTGATGCGCCTGATCGAGCGGGCGTTCGCGGACGGCTACGAGTCCGGGTTTCTGCGGTCTCACTGGGACGAGTCGTGGAAGCAGTTCAAGGCGGACAAGGCGGCGAAACAAGCCGTGCCGAAGGCGGAGCGCAGCGACCCTGAAGGAGAGCAATGACGGAGAGCGAAACCGACCTGGCGAGGCGGCTGCTGAAGGAGGTGCTGGACGGTACGAACAAGTGGACACCGGACATGCGCCTTCGCATCGCGACCGTCTCACAGGCGTACGCGTCTCTGGCGATCGCCGACGAACTCCGCCGCTCCAACGACTCCAGAGAATCCTTCTACACAGAGGTACTGGATCTCCTGGTACGTGTCACAGAAGACCCTTTCGAGGGCCCCTCCGGGGCTGGCGCTACCGCGCAGGTGGTCGAGAAGGAGGGACCGTGACCGAGCCAACGGACGAGCAAGTTCACAACATGCTGCTGGACGCGGAGATCGCCGTAGCAGTCGAGGGCATCAAGTCGTGGTTGCCCCAGTGGTTCCTTGACCTCAACGACCGCCACCACGCGGAGACTCAGCGCCTGTTCGATTCGGGCGACCTGGAACGTGCGCAGGTGTTCGCCGACCACGGCCCCTGCCTGGATGACGGGGTGGTGTGCGCCCACCGTGAGGCGGAAGGCGGCTACCCGTGCGGCGCACTGCGCGCTATCACCGGCAGCGCGCATGTCTGGACTCCCATGACGGACAAGTGGGATGCGGGGTGGGAGTCAGAGCTTGACGAGTACGACTCCTGTGGTCCCTCTCAACAGGAAGGGGAAGACAGGTGAGTCTCTCAGACCTAGACCGAGCATCGGCTCTCTTCCACGCGTTGTGCCCGGACTCGGACGACTTCCTGTGCGTCACGATTGACGGCGACCCAGCCTCTAAGGCGAGGCCCCGGTTCACGCGCAAGGGCCACACCTACACGGACCCGAAGGACCGCACGGCCGAGGAGCGCACGGCGTGGCATCTAAGGCGCGCGTTCCAGACTCCCTACCTCGGCAACGTCGCCGTCGGGTGCGTCTTCTTCAGGCCCAACAGGCAACGCATCGACGTCGACAACATGTTGAAGCATGTGTGCGACGCCGCCACAGGCATCGCCTGGATAGACGACTCGCAGGTCACAGGAATCATGGGCATTGCCGAGTTCGACCGGGAACGACCGCGGACCCTGATTGTGTTCGGCCGGCATGTCACCACCCTCACGAGGGGCGAGGATGCCACCGTTCCATGTGAGCAGTGCGGCAAGCCCGTGTCGTTGATCGGTAGATCTGAAACGACTCGCCGGAAGTTCTGCTCCAAGATCTGCTCCTCGACCTTCAGGTACGGATCCCTGGCGGACTTAGTCCCGTGCGCCCATTGCGGCAAGCAGTTCCGCCGCAAGACTTCAAGCCAGAAGTACTGCGGCCAGGCGTGCGCAGTAGCCACGCGCGCAGCACCCAGGCCTCTCCGTCGCGCCGATCGGCCGTGCGAGGGATGCGGCAAGCAGGTCAGCAAGAAGGGCTACAAGCGCTGTCGTGAGTGCTGGAAGACGGCGCGAACGCAAGGCGTGGCGTAGGCAGGCTAGTCCCTCTTAGGACGGCGGGGCATCCGAGCCCCCTCGTGTCCGAGGTAGGCCTTCACGAACGCAGCGACAAGCCTGCTGCGCGTCGTGCCGTCTTCCTCAGCAGCCACACCGAAGTCCTCCCAGTCGTCCTCTGGGATGTCCCGAATCTGCCGGGCGCGGTGCTTGTGCTGGTTCGCCATAAGCCCAGCATACGGGGTGGGTTGCCACTCGTCTACGGATGTGCCATGATTAGGTGGCACGCCACCCACTGAGCAGCGGAGATGATCGTGACTCAGAACCAAATCCAGTTCAGCGAAGAAACGATGTCGCGTGTCCTGACGCAGGCCATCCTCGAAGGCATCAGCGAGGACGAGAAGTCCAACATCGTGGCGCAGGCGGTCGTGTACCTGACCAAGCCGCAGGGCAACAGCTACTACGACAAGAAGACGCCGCTTCAGCAGGCGTTCGAGTCCTCGATGCACACCTACGTCCACAAGGTCGTGCGCGAGTTCATCGAAAAGGACGAGGCGATCAAGTCGATGGTCGACGGGGAGTTGACGAAGCTGCTCGGCCAGTTCGGCGAGAAGCTCCGCGACGACTACGAGTTGCGCAACGTCGTCACCGAGGCGGTCGTCTCCTACTACGCCAACCGCGACTGACCACAACCCTGGGGTGGGACACCACCCCACCAATCCAAGGGGAGACAGACATGAGCGACGACATCCTGACCGACGCTCAGTACGAGCAGATGCTGAAGGACCGGGAGACCCTCAAGGCCGCACTCGACGGTCCTCGCGGTGAAGAGGTCAAACAGGCGTTCATCGACTTCGTCCGGTTCCCGCCGCAGTCCGGGGAAGTCGAGTAGTCAAACCTGGGGTGGGACTCACCTCCCACCCCACTACAGAGGGGAACGAAATGAGCTACGACATCTACCTCACGATCGACACGGGAGGGTCGGAGCCCGCCTGCCTGAGCGACGAGGACTGGAACTTCACGAGCAACGTTTCTCCGATGTGGCGTGCCGCTGGCGCAGACCTCGCAGAGTTCGACGGCAAGCCTGCGGGCGAGTGCGCTCCTGTCGTTCGCGCCGCGATCGCGGAGATGGAAGCGAACCCCGACAAGTACCGGGCGATGGACTCGCCGAACGGCTGGGGCACCTACGACCACCTCATGCCACGGCTGCGCGTTCTCGCGGCTTGGTTCGAGCGTCACCCGAAGGCGACAGTCGGGGTCTCTCGTTGATGCTCGCTCGTACGCGGCATACGCCGCACGATGGACCAGTAAGGAGAGAACGGATGCTGAAGCACTCGCCGCTGCGTCACAGGCTGCTGGCAATGGCGGAGCGCGGAACCTTCGAGCAGTACTGCGCCAACCCGATGGCTCGCAAGCGGGAGGTGTGGAAGTACCGGCTCGTCAAGGGCGTACTTGGCGGACCTGAAGCGCGCGGCATGCGCGAACTGGAGGCGGAGAACGCGGTGCGTTCAGTGCCTCAGAACCGGTACCACCTGCCGCGCCCAATCGTCCGCACACCGCATGGCGAGACGCTGCTGTCCGAATGGAACGAGAAGTACGGCGACCCGTCTGCGCGCTAGCGCCCGGAGCGAAGCGACCCCGCTAGTTCCCCCTTCCCCTCCTCCTACAGGGAGACACCCAATGAAGTCGAGCACCGTTCACCGCGCCAGGTGCCCCGAGTGCGGGTCTGGCAGAGCTGTCCATGCAAACGGAACCGTCGAGCGTCACACGCGCAAGGTGAAGGGCCGTAAAGGTCGACGCCGTTGCACGGGCAGCGGAAGGAAGGCGGCGCGATGACCCTCACCATCACCGACTTCCTCATGACGTCGGACGCGACAGACCACGTCGCCGCAGGGAACGCGGAAGGCTGGGGTGTGTCGTGGTGGCCCGGCAAGCGCCTGGATCGCAACCAGGCTGTCACTGCCATGACCCTCGCGGAGCTGGTCGGCGACGACTGGAAGCCCGAGTACATGGAGACCGCAGCGGGAGTTCTGGCACGCACTTTCGCGGGCGAACTGGGCCTGACCGCGCAGGTCGCGGTGGCGATGGTGCTGGCCTCGTCCGCCGAAGGCACGGCGCCCCAGAATAAGGAGACCGACATGGCAGAGGTCGCGTGCAGCACCTGCGGTGGATCGGGCAGCTACACCAACGAGTCTGGGAAGACCGTCACGTGCTTCGCCTGCGGAGGTCGCGGCAAGGTCCACGAGACACACCAGCCGAAGAAGAAGTGATCGCGCGGTAACCGATCAGACGGAAGGAGACCCTCTATGAACCTCTCGTGGCCTCTGGGACCGCGGCAGGCGAAACCCGGCGAACCAGCCTGCGGGTTCTGCAACGCCTTCCTCAAACCCGAGGGTCCTTCCCTCTACTTCTGCTCTGTCTCCCATCAGGACCAGTGGATGGCACAGCAGGCTGAACCGATGATGTGGACACAGCCGGCCCCTGTGGATGACGAACTGCTCTATCAGCGGGTGAGGTCGAGGTGTGGCCTGACGGGCCCCGGAGAGGATGCAGCGTGAACTACTGCGGATACGGCGAGCCGACCAGTCCGAGCGCAACGATGGTCCTGTACTGCGACCGCAAGGCCTATGTGTCGTTCAACCAGCCGATCGGCGATGGGCTGTGCGTGCTGGTCAGGGTTTGCAAGGAGCACGCGGACGAGTTGAAGCGTCGACACAAGGAGATGATCCGTGACTCCTCCTGAGTCTCCTGCCTCTCTTCTGGAGAGAGCAGCGCAGCACGTCCTTCGGCTGAGCGCGCACTTCGAGGACTACGTCAAGGGGGCGGAGGACGACCCGAGCCGCGTCGGAACCCCCATGTCCTGGTGGTGCTACGACACGCTCGACAAGTTCGCTCCGACACAGGCGAAGCGCTGGGCAGAGGCCATGAACCCGCTGATCGGAATCCCGCTGGCGAACTGGTTCCGGGAGACCGCCGACCGAGTGAAGTGGGCGAAGAACTTCAGTGAGGTTACTGCTTCCCCCGCGTTCGAGATGGCGGTCCTCATCCTCGGTGAGCCTGCACCCGGAGAGGACACCCTATGACCGATCTCGCTTCTTCCCTCCACTCCTGGCTGGACCACCTCGACTCCACCAACGAACTCGGCTGGTACCAGCACGTGGTGTCCAGGGAGTTCCTGTGTGGGTGCAAGCTCCCCTCGACCTACTGCACAGAGTGGAAGCCGATCGTCACCCCGCCAGTAACGACCAAGGCGAACAGCGCCTGGATCCACACCAACTCAACCCCGGTGTCGGATGCCCTGATCGCTCTGGAGGCACCGCGCCGGCGCTACATCGTGCTGAACGCCTGGGAGTCCCACCTGATCCCCAAGCTCAAGGCCCGCAACCCGGACTGCATGGTGCTGGCCTACAAGTGCCTGTCCTCCACGCGAAGCAACGACCCCAACCCCAACTGGACCCTCCTTCCCGCTGGGGTGAGCTACCAGTGGGCGAACACCAACCGACCCGAATGGTTCCTGCTGAAGGGAGGCAGGCGGGTCCAGTGGTCCTACGCGGGGCATTGGCAGATGGACATCGGCCACCCCAACTACCAGGCGATGTGGGCACAGAACGTCGCCAAGGTGAAGGCCCTCGGGTTCGACGGGGTGTGGATGGACAACTGCCTGTGGAAGCGGTCCGCCTACTCGATCTACCCGGACAAGTACACGACCGACCACCAGCTTCGTGAGGCATACCGGTCGGCACTGCGCGCGATCACCCCTGTGCTCAAGTCGGCTGGCCTGGTGACCATCGGCAATCTCAACGACGCGCGAGAGGTAGCCAACGGCTGGGCGTCCTACCTGGACTCGGGGTTGGATGGGGGGTTCGACGAGTTCTGGCTGTCGGTCGCCGACGACGGGAACGACCTACTCCCCGAGTACGAGCAGGGCTGGAAGCGTCAGGTCGACGAGATCGCCTACGCGGAGAGCAAAGGCAAGATAGCGATCGTCCAGCCGCACTTCCCGGTCGGGAACGTCAGGGCTTTCCGCTACTGCCTGGCCTCCTACCTCATGGCCTACGCGGGGAAGGCGGCGATCGTGGAGGCCAACGGGAGAGACCAGTACGGCAACCCCACCGCGTGGCATCCCGAGTACGACTGGGACCTCGGCGCCCCATCGGGCGTGTACAGGATGGTCGGGACGAACATCTTCCGGCGTGACTTCACCAAAGCCACCGTGGTGGTGAACGCCAACCCCACCAGTACAGGACCTGTCACCATCCAGTTGGGTGGGGTGTACCTCAACGAAGGTGGAGTATCAGTCGCCAGTGTTTCTTTGCCGGGTACGTCTGGGGCGATCCTGAGGAAGGTGTCATGACAGATGACGAGGCCGCTTCGCGGCTAGCCTCCGGCACGACGGTCGAGTCCTACCGTGAATGGCGGTTGAGCGGTCAGCCGGATGGCGGGTTCCCGTTCTACGACTGCACCTTCAGCGACCGCGACAGGGTGGACGCCCTGCTCCACATCTGGGGGAAGATCCAGTCGGGCGAGTACCCGTGGAAGGACGCCAAGCTCCAGACGCGGGAGGTCACGATCGAGAGGACGCCGTGGGTCGACGCGCCACCGGCCGAAGGCAAGGAGCGAAGCGACCCATGAGTGACCTCATCACCCGTCTCCTCGAAGCCAAGGAGCAGAAGGCGCGAGCGGCTGAGCAGATCCACATCGTCTGGAACTGGCAGCGCATGTCAGGCAAGCAGACGATGGGCGCCTTCCTGTCGGACAACGACCCCTCCTCTGTCCTCCGCCACTGCAAGGCGGATCGAGCGACGGTCATCCAGTACGACCTCTTGCGCTGGAGGCCGGACTACACGCCTGGCCTGGGTGAGACCTTGGGTGTCCTCAGGTTGATCGTGGAGCGCATCGCTGTCGCGTACGGCATCACCGAGGAGGAGAAGTAACCGATGTTCGGCTACGAACGTGAACGCGACAAGAACCGCTGGAACTCAGAGGTCCACTACCGCCTCTACTACTCGTCCAGGGACGAGGAGGTGGTCGTCATCTGCGTCCAGGACTTCGACTACAACGACTACGACGACGAGGGCTTCATAGGCTACGAGGCCTACGAGACGGAGTCGTCGGCGCGTCTTGCCCTGGCGGGCCTCCGGGCCATCTTCGGCGCAAGGTCCCGATAGGTGCCCCTGCCGTAGGCCCGTGAGGCGTAGCCGAACCCAAGGAGGTAGCAGTGACCAAGGACGATGATGAGGCGGCTACGCCGCAAGCCTCCGGCGAGGTGGTCCGGCTGACATGGGACGGCCACCTGATCTCAGCTCCGCCTGGCACCAACCAATGCGCCGCGATGGTGGGACAGCCGCACCCGACCGACCTGGTGCACCGCCTGTTCGCTCCTGAGTACCCCAGCGCGATGATTCAGCTGATGACCGGCTGTGGGCGTCGGGCCCATTACTTCGTCCGCCCGGACGAGAACAGGGAAGTGGACTGTCCGGACTGCCTGAGGGAGGACTGATGGACGTCTTGACCCCCATCAAGTCCGGTACAGCAGCAAGGCTAGGACTGAGGAAGCCGGACCATGAGACCGCACCGTTCGAGGCGTACCTGAACTGGATGAGAGAGGAGATCGCGGCCTACTTCATGCTGGATTCGATCCAGGCGGCCGGGGTGGTCGGCGGCGGGATGCATGCGTTCTCGCTCTCCGCGCAGGCAAAGGCTGAAACGCTACGGTGGATGCGTCAGAACGGCGTGCGGGTAAGGCTCTGACCTCGTCGGTTGCATAGCGCTGTAGATCGCTCACACTAATCCCACAACACGTCTTGGGAGGCAGTGATGAGCTTCGTCGCAACCTGCGCGGTCGAGGAGAAGACGGGCACATGCGGAGCCCCCACTCAAGCCTTCTTGTGCGGTAAGCACACGGACGAGTTGCTGTTCTGGCTGTGGGACATCGGCGGGGTCTCCCTGAACGACTCGGGTGAGTACTCGGCGTCCCTTCTGGACGAGCTGGACACCACGATCTGCGGTGACGACAAGGTAGGCGGGGCCTCCATCGGCATCGTTGTCCACTCCACCGATCACTCGATCTCGTTCAACGAGAGAGCCTCCGACGCCAAGTCGGCCCTGTGCAACACGGTGGTGGGCTGGACAAAGCTGTTCGCGGAGGACAATCCTCACCTCATCTTCGATGTCTCCACCATCGAACAGGCTGCACGGTGGATGGCGGGCTTCCCGAACCTCCTGGCCGGCCACCCAGCCGCGGTGGAGATGCATGACGAACTTCGATTAAGGGTGAGGGACGCCCGCAGGGCCATCGACCGGCCGGCTGACGTCGTGCACGTGGGTGAGTGTGGTGGCTGGAACGAGGTCGAGAACAAGAAGTGCACGGTGAACCTGTTCGCCGTCCTCGGTCACATCGAGGTGACGTGCCGCGCGTGTGAGACGACGTTCTGCGTGGGCGACAGGCAGCGGGATCTGTTGTTGAAGCTCCGCACGCAGGTGGTGACCGCGAGGCAGGCGGAGAAGGCGTTGAAGCCCTTCTTCGGGCGCATGCTGAACGTGAAGACCCTGCGGACGTGGATCAACCGTCAGGTCATCAAGAACCGCGCGAAGGAAGGCGAGGAGCCGAAGGTGCTGGTCGCCGATGTGCTGGACCTCCTCAATGGTCGAGGTTCGGCAGGCGTGTCGAGTTGCGCCGAGGCAGCCTGATCGGGTTCAATGAATCCACTCGGGCGTGTTCCGCGCGTCCGAAAACGGGAAACCGTCGAGCGCGCTGGCCCCAACCACTTGCGATGTGGCTGGGGCTTTCTGCTGTTCGGACAACTTCATAACAGTGCCAGCCACTCTCCCAATGACGTGGGCTGGCCTCTAACTTCCCGTGTGAAGCGGGACAGGTCACGGCCTGGTGTGTCAGCGCTGAAACCGCGCCCCTGGCGAGGGGTGAAGCGCACCAGCCGTGGCCCTCTTCTACTTCGGCACACATCGGTGCCGTTGAGCCCGTGATGGGCTTGTCCTCTACGGAGGTGGGCGTGATGCCCAAGGAACTGATCTACAACCCGAACGTCCTCGCTGGCAAAACGAGCGAGGTCGTGGAATACGTCGCGGTGGGGTGGTCCCCGAAGCGCGATGTCCAGATCGGCGTCACTGTCGGCGCACACGTCGGTCTGAGCATCGACGGCAGGGCCGCTGACTTCCCCAGCGTGTGGATGGACATCGACCGAGCGGGGATCAACAACCTGATCCACTCCTTGCGCAAGGCGCGTGACGCTGCCTACGGCAAGGACGCATAGGGATTCTTACGGGCAGGGGCCACTCACAAGGTCGCCCCTGCTCTTGCAAACTTCCGTGGTCGGGGGCCGTCCACAGGAGCAGCCATGCGACGACTCTTCATCCTCCTCGCCGCGGTCACGCTGGTGCTCGCACCGCAGCCCGTGGCATCGGCCGCAGGCCGCCAACTCCCCTCGACACTGGCCGGCTGGACCACCGACGACGGCTACGCCACCACCCGCTTGGTGAACACCGCCAAAGCCACGAGTCGGATGACGACAGTGCGCGTGGTGTTCGACGAGTGGGTGAAGGCCAGGGACTACGCCCCCACCGTGAAAGCCCTCTACCCTCACGCCTACATCATGGGTGAGTTGCTGGACTCGTACTACATGCCCCGGTACTCCTTGTCCCAGTACTCGGCGCGCACGACTGACTACCTGAACACCCTCGGGTCCTACGTGGACTTGTGGGAGGTGGGCAACGAGGTCAACGGCGAGTGGCTCGGGTCGACCTCCAGCGTGGTCGCGAAGGTCTCCGCCGCCTACGACCTCGTCAAAGGTCGAGGTCTGAAGACGGCTTTGACGCTGTACTACAACCCGGACTGCTGGGAGCGCCGCTCGAACGAGATGTTCACGTGGATCCCCAACCTCCCGGAGCGCATCCGGACCGGCGTGGACTACCTGTTCATCTCCTACTACGAGCAGGACTGCGAGAACCAGAGATTCACCCAGTCCCACTGGCAGGGCGTGTTCGACAGGCTCCACGGACTGTTCCCCAACTCGAAGCTGGGCTTCGGAGAGCTCGGAGCCGACAAGGGCGCCTCGTTCGCGGTGCAGCGGGACTACATGACCCGCTACTACACCCTGAGGATCTCCACGCCAGGCTATGTGGGGTTCTACGGGTGGTGGTACGGGTATCAGCAACTCACTCCCACGACAAAGCCGCTGTTCCCGGTGTTCAACCAGCTGATCCAGGGGCTGTGACATGGGCGCCTCCCTGGAAGAGAAGCTGTCCACCAAGACGTGGGCACTGTGGCTCGGTGCCACTGTGGTGAGTTTCGCCGCGATGGAGGCCCACGCGGTGTCCACGAAGCGCAAGCCGACCCTCTCGGGCGCCCTCAGGGCGTGGATGGGCCACGACCCGGTCAAACCCCACCGCTGGGTTGCCTCGGTGGCCTGGTGCCTGTTCTGGAGCTGGTTGACTGGCCACTTGCTGCTCTCGTGGGGTCCAAACCTGAAGGAGCGCAGATGACCTGGAACTGGGTTGGCAGCCAACCTCACGTGGTGTTCCCGTTCGAGTCCGTGCTGCGCTGGGTCCCGACGCTTACTGCGGGTACGAGCAAGCCGACGACGAACAGCGCGGTCAGCGCCAAGGTGACGGTGACCTACCGGTGGTGAACCTCAAGCAACGTGGAGGTACGCCGTGAGCTCGACTCGTAGTGCTGTCGAGCGCTCATGAAGACCGCCGCGAAGTTCTGGTACCGCTTCCTCTGTCACCGCAACCTGTGGTGCTGCCAGTACCAGGACGAGCCGAACTGCAACAGCTGGAACGACCCTCACGCGCTCGCACGCTGGCGATACCGCCACAGGGCGCGCACAGAGGCATAGCTCCCCTTCAAACAAAAGCCCCGGCGACGGCTGCAACCGTCCCGGAGTGTGGCCGACCTATGGAGTCGACATGCCGAAGGTTAACACCGCGAAGTACGCAGCAGCACGGCAGGCGATCGCGGACGGATACTGGTCGGTCGTGCCGGAGCGAGGCGAGTTAATCGGTAGGCGGGGACGACCGATCACCTCCCTCAGTGCTGTCGGCTATGTGGTAGCCACACCGCCGGCTCGGTACGGCAGGCTCGGCGGGCCTGTCCTTGTTCACCGGGTCATCTGGGAATACCTCCACGGCCCGATCGAAGCTGGCCTTGAGATCAACCACATCAACGGCGTGAAGTCGGACAACCGGATCTCCAACCTTGAGCCGGTCACCCCCCGCGAGAACATGCGCCACGCCGTCGACACCGGACTCCATGGCGTGGTCGGGCAGGAAAACTCGCAGGCGGGATTAACGGATCGTCAGGTCCGGGAGATCTACCAGCTTGTGTGGAACGGCGCGGACATCCATGAGATTGCCCAGCAGTTCGGCATCACCGTTCGCAGGGCGCGGAACATCAAGGCTGGTCGCACGTGGAGTCAGGTAACCGGCCATCGATCGGTTCGGCAGCCGCCCGCGTGGTTGAACGGGAGAAACTCTCGCCTGACTGAGGCGAGCGTCTTGGAAATCTACGCCGAGGCAACGGCCGGGGACAGCTCGTGCGCGGTCATCGGCAAGCGTTACGGGGTGAGTGGGGCAACGGTCTCCGACATCCGCCTCGGACGCACATGGGCATGGCTGACGGGGCACGGAGCGTCGGCCGCTGCCTAGCTTTCGTGAGGTCGGGGGATCCCACGCCAATCCTCTGACCTAGGAGCCGCTGTCGTGAGACGTCGCTTCCTCGCTGTCCTGGCCGCTCTTGTCGTTGCAATCGGCGGGATCTGGATCGCCTCCGCAGGAGCGCAGACCGACCCCACCCCAGCGGCACTCGGCTTGTACTGCCCGCATGTGGAGAACCCGTCAGTGGGCCAGACGGTCACGTGCACCTACGTGGCCGCCCCGAGCACCACCACGTCGACCGTGTTCCCCACGACCACGACGGTCCCACCGGTCACCACGACCAACCCCACGACCACAACGCCGCCGGCGACAACGACGAGCGCCCCGCCGGCGGCATTGATGGGCTGGCAGCTGACCGCACAGAACGTCGGCCTGGCTCCTCATGGCCTCACCTGCGCGTCCCTGCCGCTGTACATCGGCCCGGCCAAGCCTCTCGGCGGCAACACCATCTCTGGGTACCGCATCGAGCAGTCCTTGGACTTGTCGAATGGGAACATCCTGATCGAGAAGTCCTGCATCAAGCCCAACGCGACGGGCTACCACAACAGCTTCCTCGTCACGACCACCGTGTGCTCGGGCAACGGCTGCTCCGCCACCACGGCAGGCAACGTGACGATCCGCGACTCGGAGATCACCGCCGATCACCTGAGCGCAGGAGCCATCGCCAAGTCCTGCGCCTTCCTGGGTGTCGCAACCCTCCAGCGCAACTACATGCACGGCATGGGATCGGGCATCTGCTTCTTCGAGACCGGCACCGTCCACAGTGCCCTGGCCGAGCAGAACTACGTGAGGGGTCTGCGGAGCGCGGGTGACTCCCATAACGAGGCCGCCACGATCCGGGACTTCCGCAACGCCACCGGGCGCACCGTGAAGTTCCTGAACAATCGCCTGGACTGCTCCTCCGGCAACGAGACCGGTGGGTTGTTCATCCAGCCCACCTGGTTGCCCATCTACAACGTCACCATCCAAGGCAACTACCTGGAAGGCGGCGGCTACAACCTCTACCTGGAGCGCACCTCGAACGCCACCTACGGCAACGTGCGTGCGATCAACAACCGCTTCCGCCCCACCGGCTGGGGTCCTGCCGCAACCCCGAGTGGACCTGGCTATGCGGAGTGGCGCGACAACTACCGCTACAGCTCCACTGCGGTGAACAACGCAGGCACTGTGGTGAACCCGTGAGGTGAGGTCATGGCCGCACCCGCCTTCGGCGCCGCAGGGACATACCGCACGGGTGCCTCGGAAGCGGCCGTGACCATCCCCGTCCCAGCCTCCGTGGCATCGGGCGACGTGATCTACGCGGTGATCTACAAGGAGAACACCGCCACCGTCACAGGGCTTCCTGCGGGGTTCGCCGAATGCGCCGACTCCCCGGTGGTGGTGACCGGTACCCAACCGCACAACCTCCACGTGTTCTGGAAGCGGGCCACCGGAGCAGACACAGGCACCTACGACTTCACCTGGACCGGCGCCACCTACCGGGAAGCTGTGGCCATCAGTGTCACTGGAGCTATCGCCTCAGGTGATCCCACAGATGTCACCGCCTCAGCGATCCGCACCACCACTGCCTCTGGTGCGACACCTTCCGTTTCGGACACCTCCACGGGTCCGGATGAGCTTGTGGTGTGGGTGGCGTCGAACTTCAACGGCGGCACCTGGAGTCCACCGGGCATCACGGAACGCGTGGACGCCGGCGCTGACCTCACCATCGCTACGACAGTGAAAACCACTGCGGGGACGATCGGCCCTTACTCGGGTGTGTGTTCCAGTGGTGGTTCCTCGGCTGCGTGGTTGATCGCCGTCAAGGGCACCACGGTGTCCGGTGCTACTTCTCAGCCTCCGCAACGTCGTCGGCTCATCGGCGCGCTACTCGACATGTAAGGAAGAGAATCATGGCCGACGTGGTGTTCAACATTGCGCTGGGCAAGGTGAAGTACTACGCGGAACTCCCCGCGGCCAACGATGCTCTCATCGTCATCCCCCTCGAAGCCACCGGCTTGGAAGCGGACGCGACGCTGAAGGACTACGACGACGTCGCGGCTCTTCTGGCGGGGGCGACGAACGAGCAGACCACCGCTGGCCGCAAGACCGTCACCTCCGTCTCGGTGACGGTGGACGACACCAACAACCGGGTGGACATCGACATCGCCGACCAAACCTGGGCCGGCCTGACGGGCAACGGCATCGGCGCCCTGCTGATCGCCTACGACCCCGACACCACCGGCGGCACGGACAGTGCGTTGATCCCGCTGACCAAACATGATTGGTCGATCACGCCTGACGGCAGTGATGTCACGGCCACTATCGCGAACTTCTACCGGGCGTCGTAGTGGCCGCACAGCGAGGCGTGTACACGGTCATCTTCGACCAGCAGACCATCGCCGCAGCCTCCGGCGACTACGACCTCTGGGAACTGGTCCCCGCCGACGACAAGCCCATCGAGATCGTCGCCATCTCCCTCGGCAACAAGAGTGAGATCGGCGACGCGCAGGACGAGATGCTGGCCATCTCCATCGTGAGGGGCAATACCACCTCCTCCAACGGCACCGCGACGACCCCGCAACTGCTGGACCCGTCCGACCCGGCGGCCTCCTTCACCGCAGAGACGGTCGGCGCCACGGTCGCCACCGCCGGCACCTCCGTCACGCTGGTGAGCGACACGTTCAACGTCAGGGGCGGATGGATGCTGATCCTGCCGGAGGCGATGCGGCCGAAGGTGTCTCAGGCGAACACGGCGATGTACGTCCGCCTCACCTCAGCGGTGGCGGATGACCTGACCTTGTCGGGTACTTGTTGGGTGCGGGAGCTGTAGGAGGCTCACATGCCTCTGTTCACCCCGGACCGCACCTACACCTACCTCCGCCCTCACCGACCCCTCCCCTCCAAGGCCTCGGGGACGTCTCAGGCGCTCTCCGCAGCCCTGGAGACTGATCAGGCGCTGGCGGTAGGCCGGAGCAAGACCAAGGCCCTCACGGTCGCCACGGAGGCCAGCACGACCCTCTCTCTGGGGCGCGTGAAGGTCAAGGCCGTCGGCACAGCCCTGGAGAGCAACACCTCGCTCCCAGCGGGAGAGGTCAAGGCTCGAACGCTCGGGACCGCGATCGAGGTCGACACAGGCCAGACCCTCGGCAGGGCGAAGACCAAACCGCTCGGGCTCGCAACTGAAGCCGACTCGGCTCTCACGCTGCCGAGAAGCAAAGCCCGCACAGTCGGCCTGGCAAGCGAGACCGACCTCAGCCCCACAGTGGGCAAGGTCAAGGCCAAGCTCCTCGGTCAGTCGCTGGAGTCGGATCAGGCCCAGCCGATCGGTTCAGGCAACACCGAACCCGTCCTGACCGCGGTCGAAACCGATACAGCTCAGCCCCTCGGACGGCGCAAGGCCAAGGCCCTGGGCATCGCGACCGAGTCGTCCACCGCCCTCTCGATGGGCGAGGTCAAGACCAAACCCCTTGCCTTCGCCACCGAAACCGACTCGCCTCAGGCAATCGGCCGGCGAAAGGTGAAGCCGGTCAGCCTCGCCCTGGAAACCGACACTGCCCTGACGATCGTGGCGGGCGACAACCTCCCGGTGAACACCTCGCTGGAGAGCGACACCGCCCGACCGTTGGGAAAGGCGAAGACCAAGAGCATCGGGACGGCAGTCGAGCTCACCGAGGTCTTAGTCCTCAGCAGGGGCAAGGCGCGCGTCCTGAGCATGACGTCCGAGTTGGACACCCCGACCCGGTTCGCCGCGTTCAAGGTCCGCTCAATCGGCCTCGCGCTGGAACTGGATCAGGCGCTGAACTTCCCTGCGGGAGGGTCGCCGACGTCGGGCAGGTTCGCTTCTGGCCTTGGTTCGATCCGCTGGGGTTCCGGTGAGTCCTCGGCAGTCGAGTGGACCACGGGCCTCGCATCCACTACCTGGTCAAGCGGGGAGGTGAGTGTCTAGTGGACGTCCGCATCCCCTCATCCTCGGTGGTGATCTACCGCCACGAGGTGACAGCACAGGACGACCCCACCTCGCTACCGGTGTCCATGGCGGTCATGCCCTACGACGAAGAGCCCGCAGCAGGGGACTTCAAGACCGCGGCCTGGCTCACTGAGGGTGGCAAGCATTACGCCGCGATCCTCATAGGACAGGACGGGACGGGCATCGGCCCACTCGCTGAGGGCATCTACAAGTCCTGGGTGAAGGTCACCGACACCCCTGAGATCCCGGTGCTGGAGTCGGTCAACTACCTGGTCATCACGTGAGGGGGGGGCATGGCAGCGCTGAAGTACTGCACCGTGTTCCGCACGCTCGGAGCGCGCGACAAGCAACCGTGGCTCGCGATCGGGCCAGTCTTCGATTGCGAGGGCAGGGTCAACGGAGTGGTCTTCACGGTCCTGTCCCGCAACATGGCCTTGCATCGGAGCGTAGGCGAACCTAAGTAGGAGGCGCCATGCGTCTCATCCACTCCCACGACCCATCACCCGACGACGCCCGCATCCTCACCATCGAGGAGATCGGCGCGGCCATCACCCGAGCCCACAACCGCATGTGGGAGTACGCAGCCATGGGTGAGTTCCCAGTCGCATGTGTATGCGAGCAGGCAAGAGACAGGATGCTGGACGCGCTACGCGCCAGGCTGAGCACCTGACCGGGCCTTGTTCTCCGCGTCCTTCGCGGCAGCCGCGCCGGCGGACAGGCCGATGCCGACCGAGGCGAACATCAGCACCCACGGCCACACGTTGACTGCGGGGATGATGAAGTAGACGGCGATCGCGGAGATGCACAGCAAGACGCCGATGGTTCCGTTGGTGATGCGCTGCTCTCGTGTCACGGGGATCCCTCCTAGGTCCAGCTCTATGGACGTGTCGCATGGTCCCGCTGTTGCGTTAGCCGCGCCACCGTCATCCGATTGGCGCAGGTCACGGACGCATGTGCAATAGGGAATGCGGCATATCTGCAGGTCGCACCCAGAACCGAGGTGGCTTGCATGCGATGCATGATGCAGAACCCAGGGTCGAACGGCCACGCGCCAGCCTTCGCTATCGTGACCTTGGTTCCTTCGCGGAATCGGGTCGCAGTGTGTCAGCGTGATCTGGACTTCCTGCTCGACGAGATCGATGCCGGATTGCTCGGCGACGCCAACGAGGCGGAGCCTGCCGCCATCGCCTTCCTTCCAGTGCGGCAGGGATGAAGCGTGCAACCAAGCGCTGCCCAACCCCAGGCTGCACCAACCAGGCGGGCCCCAAGGGCTACTGCGCCGAGCGCTGCGCAGGCAGGCAGCAGAGGGCGCGAGCACGCACCTCACCCACCAACAGCGTGCGCACCAGTGAGGTACGCAGGCACAGGGCATCAGCGATCCTCGACTACCTCGAAGCCAACGGTGGCCAAGCCCACTGTCCAGGATGGGGTGTACCACCACACGACTGCGCACCCGAGGACCTGACCGCCGATGACGTGGTGCCCATCGCGCTTGGTGGTGATCCGATGCAGCCCCTCAAGATCCTTTGCAGATCATGTAATGCGAGGAAGGGCGCGAGGTAGCGGGAATTGTCAGACCCTCGTGACACCATGAACGCAAGGCCCCGGCGACTGCGCTAACAGTCCCGGGGTGTGGCCAACCTAGTGTGAGTAGGTCGACGTGCAGGATCGTACCTGCGCCCAGTGTGGCGCGCAGTTCCAGGGCAGGGCCAACTCCACCCTCTGTGGTCCCGAGTGTCGCAGGCGGCGGCGTTACGCGCAGACCCGAGAGTGGACCAAGCGCACCGACTACCACGCCAAGCATCGGGCCAAGCCTGAGGTGAAGGCCAAGCGTCGTGAGCGTGAGGATCTACACGGCAGGGCATATCGGCAGGCAGCCAAGGTTCAGGCGACCTGCGTCATCTGCGGTTGCCAGTGGATGGCCGACGAGAAGTCCCGGCGTCGACCAGTCAAGTACTGCTCGCGACCCTGCCGCACGGTCGGTATGCACGGCGGCCCACGTACGCCAGTACCAGCGCGCCACCCATCTCGCTCGACCTTGATACCCGAGACGCATCCATCGCGAGTGCAGCCAGCCCGACGCCCCCGCTTCATGGTGGGTCGCTGCGCGCACTGCGGCAACTGGTACACAGCGGACCGGCTAGCGTTCAGTAACCATGCCGATCGCGCCTGCTCGAAGCGCTGCACCCGCAACCTCGGCAAGTCCAAGCGCAGAGCGGTAGAGCGCGATGCATTCGTCGAGCAGGTCAGTCGACACGAGATCTTCGAACGTGACGAGTGGACGTGCATGCTCTGCGCGGAACCCATCGCCCGTGACGAAGTGGCGCCGCATCCGCTGTCGCCATCCATCGATCACGTAGTGCCACTGGCCAAGGGTGGAACTCATGAGCCGCGCAACGTGCAAGCGGCTCACTTCCTGTGCAACGCGCTCAAGCGCGACAGGCTTGCCGCATGAGCGGAGGCGGTCATGGGCAATTGGCGCGATACTGCCCGCCGTGACCGCCTGCCACCCGACTGGCCCGCCATTCGCCGACGCATCCTCACCCGCGACGGCCACCGCTGCACCTGGACTGTCGACGGCCACCGCTGCGCTGCGGTAGCCACGGACGTGGACCACCGCGTCAACAACGACGACGACAGAGACTCGAACCTTCGAGCTCTCTGCTCGTATCACCATCGCAAGAAGACCGCTGCCGAAGGCAACGCAGCCAAGGCCAGGCTGAGAGCGGCAGTCAGGCGCACTCCCGAGGCCCACCCTGGCGGGGTCGGCTAGCCCAGTTGTGGATCAGCAGTGGTGATCATGCGCGGCTCTGACCTGCGTGTATGCCTCGGGTAGTGGTCAGGTAGTCGATCAATCAAGCCTCTGACCAGCGGTTATGTGCAGGGTGGGGGGTGCCTCCCGATCTTCACCTCCTCCTCGCCGTGGCGCA